ACTAACAGATATGCTTTTTTCCGTATAATACTGGCTTTGCAAAACAAAACCATCATTTCTACTTTTTTGAAATGTATTTAATGTTTTTGAAGGATTTGACCTATATGTTATATTTTCTGTAATATAATTAGTATCTTGAATATTCAAACCATTTATAGAAATTTCTTTTGCCATATATTTTTATGCAAATTTTTTGAGAGATAATTCCCTTGAAATAACATCTTTAACTGCTTGGGCAATGGATTTAATATCAGCGTCGCTTCGTACTGAAGGATTGTTTATAGATATATTATTAGTTATAGTCATTCCTCCTAATTTATCATTTGAAGCAATATAACCATTTGAATTTGGAATAAACAATTCTGGTCCTTCTTCTCCGACTATATAAGGGCGATTTTCAATAATCGGTCCTCCTGATGCTTGAAAAGGATTATATGATGAAGTTCCAGTATTAGACCAATTATTAGTTCCTAATGTTTTTAGACGTTTTTGAAGTTCACTATAAGATATTTCCCCATTTTCAAATTTTTGTTGCCACTTATTAGTCGCTTCATATGTCATTTGAGAAGCTCTTGTTGCGGACTCTTGAGCATCCTCCATTTCATTTTTTAATTTATTCCACTCACTTGCTATCAAACCTATAGCAGTTAAAGCAGCGGCTGTTAAAATAACAACAGCTACTGGAGTAGATATTGTTGCCATCAAAATACCTACTGCTTTGGTTAAAAGAGATACCTTTGTTGCAACCGCCGAAAATCCAACTGCCGCATTTCCTATTCCTAGAGAAAGAAAAAATCCAGCAAAAGCATTATAAACTTTTCCTCCTAATGAAATAAAAGCAGCAACTCCAAGTAAAGCAGTTCCTATGCCAATAATACCAGCAGCAACTTTATTTATAGTATCTAAACTATTCCACCATTCTTCAATACCTTCTCTCAAAGACCTAACTTGTAATTCCCCAACTTCAGTAGATAAGTCCCCCAACCCATTAAGAGCTTCAGAAACACCGCCAATAGCATTTTTTTCAGAACCATACATTTCCTTAATACTTTCTATTTGTTCTGCTTGATCTCTTAATTGGCGACTTCTGTTTTGCAACATTTTTTCAACCTCATCTAAATATGGCTGAATTCTATATTTTGATATTATGGCAGAATGTTTTGCTTCCAATGCTTCTTCTTCTTTTAATTGTCTTTCATAATCTTTTAATTTTTCGTCATATTGTTTTGTTTCTTCTAATAATTGATCTTCTTTTGTTGTTGTTTTTTCTGCTTGTGCCAAAGCATAATCCTCGTTTTCACGAGCTAATTCTTTTTTAAGTTGTTTTATTTTGGTTTGATCTGCCCAAATTCCTTTTGAAACCTCTTCATCTATTTGCTCTTGTAAATCTTCTGTTTTTCTGGCGTGCGATAATGTTAAATCATCCATTGCGTCATTCCAATCATCTTTTATTTCTTTTATATTATCAGAATATTCATTTTTTAAATCCCTTATCTGACTTTTTAATTTTGAAATATTTTTATCATGACTGACCACCCATTCCGACATTTGTTGATTAAAATCAGCAGTTGCATCATTTATTGCTGTTTGAAGATTATCTATTGATTTTTGTAATTTTTTTGCAGTGTCATCTGCTGTTTCTGCGGATTCTTTGAAAGCATCTATTGAATTTTTTATTTTTTGACCTAACACGGTTAACTTATTTTTCCAAATATCCCATCTATTAGTTAATTTAAGCCAAGCGTATGTTAATCCGCCAATAACACCAATCAAAATTCCTAATTGTATTATTGTTTTAAGAATTGCTGGATTCAATATAAAAGTGAACATCTTTCCTAAACTTCCTATGGAAGAGGACAACATTTCAACTAATGCACCAGCCCCAGCAACTACTGTAACAAATCCGGTAGTTGCAATAGCACCAGCTATGATTGCCATTGTCAATCCTGAATGTTCTCTGGAAAAATTTGATATTTTTGAAGCAGTAGAATCAACCGCTAATGCCAATGTTCCAAACAAAGGAGTAATTGCATTACCTAAATTTGTTTGCATCATTTTTACATTAGCGTTCATTTTTGTAAGCGAACCGCTAAATGTAGTTGAGGCAAGTGAAGCCATACCAGAGTATTGCTCCGTTTGTTTCATTGTTGCATTATATAATGCCAACCTTTTCTGCCTTTCTGTTAAATTTTTATTTCCATTATTAAATTCTTTGGCAAATTCTTTTTCTGCTTCTTTGAATCTTATTTCAGCACCAGCAGAATCATACATTACTTCCCTGTATGTTAATAACCCAATGGATGCTTTTTTAACCGCTTCTGCACTACTGTCAGTTGCATTTTGTTTCTTGACCATTGCGGTATCAACCATTCTAAGTGCCCACAAATATGATTTTTCACTATCTCCCAATGCCATTTGTGCATTGCTTAAAGTTTCACTAGCATCCGCTAAATTTAACATTCCACCTGTCGCAGAAACTAATTTTTGTGCGTCGCTTGATAATTTTTCATAAGATTCTCCAGTTGTTTGTGCCGCCACCATTAACTTCATTTCAGCGGTTTCTGCTTCTTTTGCAGACGAAATAAACTTTTGCAACATAACAATTCCGCCCGCAAAAGCAACGCTCATAACCAACGACAAATAACGCAAACGGCTTCCGATATTATCTATATTAGAAGAAACTTCTTTAGATTTTTTACTTACTTTATCAAAACTATTTGTAGCATTGCTGGTTATAGCAGATAAATTTGAAGTAGCATTACTTTTTAAATTTGAAATTGAATTTGATAATTTTTCAGTTACTGCAAGATTATCAACATCTATTATTTTAAGTGGTTGCTTACTAAATTTTTCAGTAAAAGAACTAAGAGTTTCTTTTGTTTTTTCTAAAGTATCAACATCTATTATATCTATTTTAGAAGAAAATCCTTTTGCTATTTGTTTGTTTATATTTTCTATACCAGAGACAGAAAAAGAAACATTGGCGTTTTTACCAAGATTTGTGATAGCGTCTTCTACTATTTTTATAGTAGGAGTTGCGTTATCAGTAGCTTTTATATTGATATTTATCTCATTATTTGCCATTTTTTTTCATTTGTCTTTCTTGATGTTGATTCTCAAGATTAAATATATCTGCTAAAGCTTCATATTTATCAAATGGAAGTTTTTTAACATCGTCTGGTTTCATTCCTAAATTTTTCCAAAATGATTTATATATATAAAAATCACTCAATAATTCTGATTTAATTCTTCCAGAACTGAAAGATACGATAACTTTCTTTATTTCTTCGTTTTTTCTTTTCCTAAAAAATCCATTGATTTTGTAACTGCTTCCATCATTGCCGTGAAATCTTTAACAGGCAACTTGCCAAGATTTTCTTTTGTAATTGTTAAAGGTTGTTCTTTATCGTCAGTGAACGGCCACGATTTAATCAAAAATTGGAGGGTTCTTATTCCTCTTTCATAATCGGTTAAATCACTGCCAATTTCACCTAATTGTTCAGTCAAAAGACTGTCGTATAAATCAACTTCAACATTTTCAAAAGAAGGCAAACTAACTTTTATAATCTTTCTTGGGTCTAATAATTTCATTTTATTTGCAAACCGAGAAAACGAGTTGGACATTAGGGCATTGCCCCCGATTATCATAATCGCCTGTCTCAGTTAATTTTAATAATTAACTTTAATAACTTTCAGTGGTATTGGTAACCTTAATTTCAATAGTCTTCGCTTCAGTTGGGTCATACATTGCAATAAACTGAGGATTTTCTGTTATAAATCCAGATATTGCCGCGTCTAATCCTTTATCACTCAATTTGAAATTCGGAATCTTAATCTGAATTTCTTCGTGTTCTGCCTCACCAATATCGTCACCTGTAAATGTAACAATCATCGCACGAACAGGGTCGCTACCGTAAAGCATTGTTTCATAAAAACTCCTTTCGTTTGAATTTTCATAAAATATCACATATTCGCCACTAACTTCCAATGCTCCCATTGATATATAAGCAGGGCTTCCGCTTCCACTCATAAACTGCATTTCTGCGTTATTGTTATATTTCAAACTAAAACTACTAACGGGAGTAGCATTTGCACTTGCCGCTGCCGATAACGCCGCCGTTCCAGTCGCACCACTTCCGAACTTGATAGAATAGTCTTTGAAAGACATAATCCTTTCGGTAGTTAATGCTAAAGTTCCAGTTGCAGTAGTCGGGAATTTTGTTAAAATATTAGCAGATAAAGTTGCTAATCCATCAACAACATTCAAATCAAACGAATTTACAACACCATAAGTGTATTTTCTCGTATCAACTGTATCATTATAAACAATGGTTACAGTCTTAGGAGGGTTCGCTGATTTTCTTGTTAAAGTATGCTCCCATACAGCAGTTTCTCCAGACGCAGTTGTGGTAGTTTTTTCTCCCAAAGCAGGATATAAGAAATACATAGCGTTTTCAGCGTCCAAATATATTTCAACATCACCACTTCCACTTGTTTTGCCGACAGACGAAGCATAGTTTTTATCACGAACACCTTTTGCTGATTCATCAAATAACGGCTCTTGTTTAGCCATTAAAGTGCAACTAACATAAGGTATCCATTTACTAGCTTTCACGCCAGTTCCGGCTACTGTTTCTATTCCGACTCCCATATAAGGAGTATTTCCAGCTTTAATTGACATATTTTTATAATTTTATTTCTTTTTCAGAAATATCTTCTAATGTTATTCTTTTTTTCGACCTTTTTTCTATAACATTTTCTTTTATTTCTTTTTTAACTTCTTCTTTAATTTCTACTTTTTCGACTTCTATATATTCCTCTATATTAGAATTTGTAATAACTTCACTGAAAACATCATCAGTAACAATTTTTATTTGGTTCGCACCAACATACAAATCAAATTTAGGGAACAGAAGTCCATTCTGACTTTTGTTTATTATTTTTTTCATTGTTTTTTATGTCTTTATTTATAGGTAAATACACAGTAAAAGTATTAAAAGTATTATCTTTAAAACATTTACTTTGTATTTCAACTCGGTCGCCGACCAGCCTATATTTAAACAACAAGTTATGGCATTTCGAACATCTAAACTCAGACATTTTATCGTGTTGTAAAGTGTGCAACTTCAATGTTGGCAACTACTTCCAATGTTATTAAATCATCAGTCCTTTTTCTTACCGTATAATCTATTGACATATCATTAGATATTCTTCTATTAGTTCCTAAATTTAAATTCTTTCTGATAAGACTTAAAATAGTTTTAACATTTAACGCTCCCGCCGAATCTTCTCCTTCCATTGTTTCCATTAGAAAATCAGTTCCTATCATTTTATCTGGCGTAGCATTTAAATATTGACGAGCGTCTATTACAAGTGATATACTGATATTGTAAGTATTATTATCTCTGGCACTATCCAAAAGAGATATATTAGTTCTTACTGGATTTAAAATAAGAGCAGGCAAACAACTTGCAGGAATTGCAGTAGGGTCTCCAATATAAATATATTTGATTAAGCCCTTCAAACCTACTGATAGCAGGTCTTTTAGAAGTTGTATCGTTGTTTTCATTTTTGATAAATATATTGATTTATTTTATTTCTTAACCATTCCGCAAAAATATTATTTACTTTTGTTTCCCTTGCGTCATCTACTTTCGTAATTGTTCTTGCAGGAACCATTTTTCCCTCACTGTTCATTCCCCCGCTGTGCATCAATTCCGCATAAGGTGCGTCACTTTTTATATCCATACTTGCTTTATTTCGTAATAACCAGTTGAAACTATTTTGGAGCCAACCAGTGCAAATAAGTGGTTTTGCTATCGCTATCGCTTTTCCTTCTGTATAAAGATTAAACTTTTCTTTTAAACGTCTATCAGACAACGGCGACCAAACTTCGCCAAATCGTCCGCCTCTTTCATCAAAATTTTGAGATATTTCCTGAATGTAATAATCTCCAGATTTTATTAACGGTATTGAAAAATCTTTTAATTCATTTCGTATTCCTTTTAATGCGTTGTTAACATTATCAATTCCTTCAACATTTATATTTATTTTAGTGCTCATATTAAAATCCGCTTACATTATCATCACTATTTCTATATGAATCAGTAGTTGGATATAGAGGATCTGTCATCTTAAATTGTTCTTCTCCAATGTTAAACATTTCGCCGAGGTCGGATGTTTCGCCATCGTATGTATTAGAACATCTTACAGTAGAAGTTCCTTGTTTTGATAACTCTGAACCATCAGTATCAATAAGAGTTATTTTTCCTTCTAAAATTCTATCAATCAATTCTTCGGCTCTTTTAATTTTTCTTTCACCTGATTTAGATATTTCTATATTTGCTTCAACCCCATATTCTTGCGATAACAGATTGCCCGCTGCCGATAAAATAATTATTTTTTGTAAAATCCTTGAAGTTTTAGGTAATGGTAATAAATATTTAGTAATCAAACTTCCCTCTACTTCCGCTTCGGCTTCATTTCTATATCTATCAACAATTTCAGTTGATAGATAAGGATTGTTTTGTAATCCTGCTTCGGCTAAAATTTTATATAATGAAACATAATGGTCTGCGTCGCCCGCCTGAACTGCGACAGCGTCATCTAACGAAGTTTCCGATAAAGTAGTAGAATTATAATAAGTAGCTTTATACCAAGAAGTAGAAGTTCCTGTAGTGTCTTCCAAGATAGTTCCTTGCGGATTGTCAATTTTTATATTTACTGGCGAGCCTTCCGATGAAAGATGTGAAAATGTTCCAGTTTCAGTCGTGCTTCTATAAAATTTTCTTTGATTATATCTTATTACTTGAATTGGTTCGTCTTTATAATGTTTTTTTGTAGTGGCAACGGCTAATGTAATTGAATTAGTTGAAGTAGACGCAACTTGACATATTTCAGAATTTTCATTTCCAATCACACCCAAAACAACATATTTATTAGCCGAAAATCCAGTAGGGTCGGTTACTGATAAAATTGTTTGTCCTGCTTCTTCATCCGCACTAAAATATGTAAGTTCCCCAAAAATATAGTCTTCTAACGGGGCTTGTAAAATCTGCATAATTTATATGTTATATCTTTATTATAAATATTTTTTTAAGGGTAGTAAAATAAAAAACTATTTTCTATTACTTGTCAATATAGTTCTTTTTATTTTAGTAAAAAGATTTACTACTTTTTTATTTGTAAATAAATTAGTTTTTCTTGGCTTTGTATAAAGAATAATATCAATATCAACTGGCGACGGCGATGGGCTAACCGAAGGAGATATAGAAGGAGAAACGGAAATAGATAAAGAAGATGAAATACTTTCGCTTAACGATGGCGAAACGCTCGCCGAAATCGAAGGTGAAACAGACGCTGATAAACTTGATGAAATAGAAGGGCTAATAGATTCACTTAAACTTGGACTTAATGAAGCCGAAATTGATTCAGATAAAGACGGACTTGCCGATGTTGATAAAGAAGCAGAAACACTTAGACTAATAGATTCACTAACCGAAGGACTAATACTTGATGATTGACTTGGAGAAATTGATTCTGATAAACTTGGGGAAATACTTTCCGAAATAGAAGAACTTTCTGAAATACTAGGGCTTATACTTTCTGATATGCTCGAAGATATACTCTCTGATACACTTGGTGATTGTGAAGCAGAAATAGAACTTGATTCTGATATTGAAGGACTTACTGAAATTGATAACGAGGGACTGTTAGATTCTGATTTACTTGAAGAAATAGAAGAGCTATCCGAAATACTTGGTGATAGAGACGAAGATATACTTGGAGAAATAGAAATGCTAATAGAAGGAGAATCCGAAGGACTTGGCGAAGAAGAAGGAGAAATAGAAATACTTAATGACACAGAAAGACTTGGGCTTTGCGATATGCTCAAACTAGCCGAAACAGATTGACTTAATGAAGGCGATGTTGATGCTGAAATAGAACTAGATTCTGAAATACTCGGAGAAATTGATTCACTTAGAGAAGCAGATACAGAACTGCTTTCGGAAATAGACGGAGAAGTGCTAGTAGATTTTGAAGCCGATATACTAGAAGATTCAGAAATTGATGAACTAACACTTTCGGACAATGACGGGCTAATGCTTTCCGATAAACTTTCAGATAAAGATGACGAAATAGATTCCGATAAAGAAGGGGAAACAGATATTGATTGACTTGAACTTATAGATGGGGAAATACTAGAACTAATACTTGAAGATTCACTAATACTTGGGGATAACGAAGAAGATTGACTAGAGGAAACCGAAGAAGATATACTGGAAGATTCCGATATACTGGGGCTAATACTTTCGCTCTGAGAAAAACTAATTGAAGAAGATATTGATTCGCTTATACTTTCAGATAGCGAAGATGACAGCGACGCGCTAATACTTGAACTTGATGATATTGACGGAGATATTGATTGACTTTGACTTTCAGACAATGATGGACTAATTGATATTGAAAGAGAAGCAGATATTGATGAAGAACTTGATATACTCGGAGAAACGGAAGAACTTACAGATTCCGACAAACTGGCGGAAATTGAAGAACTTTCAGAGACACTTGGCGAAGCTGATGTACTTATAGATTCGGAAAATGAAGCAGATATAGATTCGCTTAATGATGGACTAACGGAAGAACTAATTCCTATTGATGGAGAACTAGAAACCGAAGTACTCGGACTAACCGAAGGACTTTGAGAAATGGAAGTGCTTGGAGATACCGAAGCACTCGTTGAAGGCGAAGTGCTTGCACTAATCGAAGAACTCTCCGATATCGAAGGACTTACCGATTCGGAAGTGCTTTCCGATACCGAAGGACTTACGGATTCCGAAGTACTTGCCGATATTGACGAACTCTCCGATACCGAAGGACTTGTCGAAGTCGAAGTACTCGGAGATAACGAAGGACTTGCCGAAATTGATGTACTTGGTGATAAAGACGCAGAAGTTCCTCCCCCCTCCGTGTAGGTAATATACAAAACAAACTTTCCCGCCGTATTCAAAGCGTTGTGATTTTCTGTTGCTCCATTATTCCTAATCAAAATACACATATCATTACCACTTGACCATCCTTCCCTGTCAACAATTTCTTGAATTACGGTTTTAATATCTGGAGAAATATAACTTTCATTGTCCGTTTGATTTGGCAAAGTCCATTCTACATAAGCAGTTGTCGGCGTTTTATTTGTTGGGCTATCAGCATTAGCAAAAGTTGTGGAAGGCATAGCGGCATCATCAACATCCTCGCCATAAATTTTTACATTATCAGTAGATGCATCAGTATCTTGCGCCTCATAAAGAAAATATGCGTCGTTAATTGTCGCTCCTTGCGGAATAGCAACCGTAGTAAATCTCACCGCCACATCACAATTCCCATAACTTGGTCCATCACGATACCCCATACGAATATTACCTCCATTTGTCGAGTAGCAAGTCCCGCCTGTGGCATAACAAAAAACGGCGTCAGTATAAGCGGCGTGTCCTTCAATAACTTCTGTCATACTACTACTATTTGCCGTGTAGGTAACATAAACAGAGAATTTGTTAGTGCTTAATGTTACATTTCCTAAATCTTGTGGCGAATCATAAGAATTGTTATCTAAGTAACCCTGATTTGCGTCCCCTGTATCGTAAAATGTATATGCATCGTTTGACGGAACAAAACCAAAAATATACCCTATTCCACCAGTTAAGACAGGACTTGTTTCATAATCGGCGGTTTGCCAAGTTTTTGAATAACGTGATATTGCAATCGCAACACTTATACCATCACTGACTATATTCTTTGTTATTTTTCTGCAAATAATCCCCTTAGCATTAGCAACAATACTTTGATTAGTCAAAAAAGATATACTTGACACTGTTCCGCCACCAGACGGAAATGTAAAAGCACTTCCAACAAAATTGTCCACATATGCCCAACTCGCTGTTGATGCTTCACTCGTATACCCAAAAGTATCATTACTCTTAATTGGATAAACCGCGGTGTCCAAAAACGCCTGCGGTATCTCCACGCTGTAAGTTCCCGCATTTGTGTCAATGCTCAAAATCCCCCACGCTTCCTTGCCGTTTGCGTCAATCAAATGCGGGCGGTAAATCTGAAACGCTTTGCCTGTTTTGTAGTCCTTGCCGTCCTTGTCCACCATTCCGCCTTTACTTTCGTGATAGACGGCATAAGAGCCAACAACATTTTCGGGGCGGTGTGCCACTACCTTGCCGTTCTCATCAAAAATATCGGTTTCGGTGGCGGTGTAGCCTTTGGCTTTTTGCTCATCGGTAATCTTCTGCGTTAGCGGCGACTGGTAGTAAAACTTCAAACCCTTTGTCTGCAAAGAAAATGTGAGCTTGTTTGTCTTTGGCTTGCGCTTCAAATACCACACGAACTTGTATCCACCCTCGCCCTCATTGTAATCGTAAAACTCGGCTTTGAGGTTGCCTTTTTCCCAAGTGATTTTATCATCATCGCTTCCCACGCTTTCCGTGCCTTTTTCGGAGTGTTGCAAACGGACGGAAAAATTGACTTCGTTGTCGTTTTCGGTGTCGCCCCATCGCCCCAATTTGACCTGCGGAAAAAACTCCTCTTGCTTAACATCACCGACTTCGGCGACAACCAAGTCTTTCGGGGCTTTGTGATATTTGTCCAATTCCGCATTTTTAACTTTTGATAGCCGAAAAGCATTACTCACAACGGAGTATTTGTCTTTGATTTTTTTGTTGATTTTGGTGGGGCCAATTTGTGGCATATCTGTTCCTTATCCCTGCCCCCTTTCCTCCGTAGGGGCAAGAGAAAAAACCGATTTACATTGTTTGTCCAGTTGTTTTATTGCACTATTTAATTTTTCTTTATCTATTTCCAATTAACTAACTTTCCCAATATAAGGTTTAAAATCTTTTTCGGCTTCTTTTAATTTATTTATAGATTCTTCGTCCCAAGTTGGCACTGGCGCAAAACGCTCAACAAGCCATCTTAAAGGATATATTTGTTTTTCAAATTTGTTTTCAAAAAATAAATTTTTTATGTATTGTTTTGTTTTTTCCACTTCTCTGCCTGGCTGAGGATACGGAAATGTAAAATCTCCTGAAGTCCTAAATAAATGTGCATAATATGTATTATTATTCACTAATACACGCCCGCCAGAAAGCCAAAACGAACAAGCAATTTGTGAACCCATATTTCCCCAAGACCCATAAGAATCACTATCAATATCAAGTTCAAAATATTTTTCTTTAGATAACATCCAGCAACTTCCTTGCAAACTTAATGTTTCAGTAATTCCATCTTTAGTTAATTCTTCTTTAAATTTTGGTCGTTTCCTATAGTCACGCCAATATTGGAAGTGAAACGTATTATCAAACATAAAACTATTAGACTGAGGATTTTCTTTAGCTACCCAATATACTTTTTTTTCAAAGTCTGTTGTGTTATCGCATTTTTCACATTTAGTCGGTGTCGGTCCTTGATATGTTTCATTACCACATTTTTTGCATCTCCAGTTGAATACCCATAGGTTTCTCATCAACGGAGATATTACAACATTATCTCCAGTTTTTTCAAACGCTTTCAACATTTCAATATCAAAATCTTGAGCAAAACTACAATGAGCATCTACCTTCATCAAATAGCGTCCTCTTGCGATACTTGCACATTGTTTCGTCATTTTTCGTTGCCCCAACGATTCTCCTGAATGAATAATAGTAACGTCAGGATTGTCTTTAATAGGAACAGACGGCCAATAACCATCTAACCCAACAATAATCTCAGTTTGTGGAGATTTGTGTTTAAGAATATCTTCTATCGTTAAATTTAGCCATTCCTCTTGCCTTGCTGGAATAAGAACACTGAGTGTATAATTTGACATAAAATATGATATATGCTATACTTACATTATAGATATTATTTCAAAGGTCGTAAAATAAAAATATAATAAAATATACTAATATGGAACAAAAAAATGAAGTTAGTTCTACACCGTTGCCCGCCGAAGTTGCAAATGAAACTAAAGTAAATATTAAAGTAGATTTTGACCAAGCAAGATTAGCCCTTCTTTCCGGTAAAAAAATAAGAAAATCTGATTGGAATGAAGATTATGCTTTTATGGATGGAGAATTTCTTTGTCTACAAAAAAAAGATGGCAAACACCATTGGATATTGAGAACAGTAGATTTGGAAGGAGATGATTATATTGTGTTATAATATAGAATATTTTTCTCCGAAAGATTTAGCCGACCCCCAATAAGGCAATTCAAAGGCTCGTTTATCACCGAGTCTTTTTCTTGTTCCTTGTTTTAGATAGTTTATGGATTTTTCGTGATTCACCATTACAATAGGTTCTCTTGATTCTAATTCTTCACCTTTTTGTTCTTTAACGCCAAGATGACGTTCATACACGTTTCTTGAAAATTCAGACCAATAACACATTTTTATTTTATCTCCCAATTTATCTAATAAATCAAATCTTTCTTCTAAAGCTTCAATTAGTTTAAGGCGTGGGGCAATAAGACAATTTAATGTTTTTCTATTACGATTAGAAAATATATCTGGTCGCCAAACAAAATATGACCATTTATTCATATTGTAAGCGAAAGTATTTTCGTCAAATGGATATAATTCGAAATGACTTGGTGCATAAAAAGTGTCGTCCTCACATGCGTATAAAATATCAGATGTAGACGCTTTCGCCCCGATGTATAACTGGCGATAAATGTTTAAATATGTTTGTTCTTTATTTTCAAAAACTATATTCGTGCCTAAATCTGGCATTGGTTTTTGCGATACACTGATTATAGGAATGCCCACTGCCGATTTTTTCAAACATTCGACATTCTTATTCATCATTTCATCATATATGCGATTGGCGGTGTAAAAAATAATACTTTTTGAATTATTCATAAAACATTTTTCTTTTTAAAAGTTTGCAATCTCCCCAAGGAGATAAAAATCTTTGTGATGGAACATTCATTAACGATGTACTTTTTCTGCCATTGCTACCCGTTATTATATTTATAATCGGATCTTTTCCGAAAAATACAAATTCTTGATTTTTATCATAAAACGGTATTCCTTGTTTTCTATTCGTGCTCCATTCTGGTAAATTTTTTAAACATTTATTTAAAAACTCAATTAACCAAAGTCGCCCATAAATCATAGAACCGTGCGTTTGTAATTTTTTTTTAAATTTATTTATTCCTTCTTTTTTCCAAAGAATCCAATTTTCATTATAACTATAAATTTTATTTATATCAGTCGGTTCAAAATCAAAATACCCTTCTCTAGGATATAAACAGTCCGACTCGCACATCGTAACAAATGGTGTTGTGGCAATTTCCGCGCCAATCAAAATTTGGCGAAACGCATTAAGATAAGAATAGCCAACTTCCCCCACACAAACATTAGTACCAAAATTTAATGGTTTTTGACTGACAGATATTAATGGTAAATCTCCTTTAACATCTAAAATATTTTGTCTTATTTTTTCTTCAAATTTTTCATCTTCTAAATTTGAAGTATAATATATTATGGTGCATAAATCATTATTCATTTTTTCTAATTTTTTTATAATCAATATAACTAAACTGTCCTTTTTTATTTGTTCCGAAAATCATAAAACACATTGGTAGCCATAACCCTCGTTCTAAATTGTTAAAATTAACTTCCCCGATAATAAATCTAATTTCAGCGTCTAAACAAACGTCTTTCCACCAAACAGTATTACTTCTTACTGGAATTAAACAACAAACAATGGAATTATTATTTTTTGATTCTGAATGAGCTTTTAATACCCATTTTTTCAAATCTTTATTAAAAGGAGGATTCATCCAGCATACTCCTTTCCAATCTTGAATTAATCCATCTATTTCGGGAGTAAAATATTTATTACATTTGGAATTTTCGGGCAACGCACAAACATCTAACTTAAAATTAAATTCTTTGTTTATATAATCAAATAATTTAATTGGTGTTGAATAAACAACATCATTCGATTTAAATTTGTTATCTTTACCTATCCCCATATATTTATAAAGTATTAAAATTGCAAAATTTGCAAGGGTTCATACTAAAATCGTGTTTTTTATGCGCCTCTCTAATCTCTTTCATATTTTCAATAACTTGTTTTAAACTAATTTCATTAAGATTACCATAAAATAATTTCGGATCGCTATCCAAGCAACATGTACATACCCGCCCGTCCCATAACACCGTAATGCTATGTATAGTACGATTACAATATCGTCTTACTTTGGTATTTTCTTGTTTAACCGGTCTTGCGCCGACCCAATTAGCCATTGCACTAATAGTTGCGTATTTACCCCATTCTTTTTTAAAATCTTCTACTTCGTGTTTATTGTCTTCTGATACTACCATCGAAACCCTTGTTTTAAATGGTGCTTTTTCAATAAGTTTTTTTGTGTTTTCTTTTGACTTGTTAAAATCAGGGCCACGCATTATTTTCTTATGAGTTTCATAAGTTGATGCATTTAAACTACAATTAACAAAATGTATATTTTTATATTTTATCAATCTATCAACATCCATCAATTCTGCATTAGTATAAAGAGAAACTATACAACCTTCTTTTTCTAAATAATATAACCATTCCCAAATTCTGGAAAATAAGAAGGGTTCACCATTGAGGTAGGGAAAAAAATGAGTTATTCCAAGTTCTTTACCTTCCTGAACAATTTTATGAAATAAATCGTCTGACATTTCTCCCATCGGTCTGTGCATTTCGTAACGAGGGCAAAATAAACACTTCGCATTGCAATATGTTGAGCTTTCAATTTGAATTTTCATTTATTTATCCATAGCCAACAACTACGTCTTTCTTTTTTAGTAGTTATAAACCAAGTTTTAATATCGTGGCAACTTACCCATGCATCAATAGCTGTCTTAACATCTATCCTTTCGTGTTCACATATCTGATTGAAATAATCATGCCCAATCATAACACCTCCTTTTTTGACTTTTTTAGACCAAACATCAACATCATTAATAACATTAACTAAATCGTGATTTGAATCTATAAAAACAGCGTCCAAACTTTCGTCTGCAAAATCTTTCGAGGCATCAATGGAGAATTTACGAATAATTTCACATCTTCCGTTTAGTCTTTTAACGGCTTGTTTGTAATAATCGTCTACCTTATCTTTAATTCCAATTCTATAAGAATCATAAACTTGCCAAGGATCTATACTGTATAATTTTAAATTTGGTATTCCATTCAATAAACATTCCGAGTATTTTCCAACTTCCACGCCAATTTCAGCCATTTCTTTTACTTCTACTTCTAATAATAATTTTGGTAAATCACGCCAACGAGATATTTCAAGACAATGCGGTGCTGGGTTTGTTATATCTATTTTATATTTATTTATAATATATTGTTCTCTATTTATCATATGTATATGTTCTTACCCCATGTAACTTTAATTTTGTTTTTTGATATGCTTCTCCCGCTTCTTCTTTTGTTTTAAAATACCCAATATGTGTTCGTTTTCCGTCTTTTTTAATTACAGCCCTCCAAGGACGTTTTAAATTTTTTCTATCTTTACGAAGAGTTACTCCTTGTACTCCTGTTGTGCTATTATATTGAATAGAACGATTAAAACAATTTTGTTGATTATTTACTTTTCTAATATTTATTTTTCTATTGTCTAATTTATCTCTATTTATATGATCTATAATATCTCCTTTTTTATAATTTTTTATTACAAGTTGATGCATTTTTGTAGGATAATAACTTTTTGAAGCGTATCCATTTTCATAATGCCATTTCCATTGGTTTAAATAATCAAACATATCATTATCAACAATAGCAAAAAATCCTTTCGTTAATGGTATTTTTTTCATATTTTTGGTAAATATGTTTTCCAATTTTCAGGCCATCCAGGAAGCGGATAGAATCTTTCTATCAAATCTACAAATATTTTTCTATTTTTATTTACAAAATCATTAAATGCATACAAATCAGAAGCATGAATACCTCCAAGTGGTACTTTATACATTCTACCATAAGTACGTCCTTTGTGTAAATGGGCAAACCACGAATTTTTTAAAGAAACAACTCGCCCTCCATGTTGCAATGCTTTTAAAGAAATTTCTGAAGCCTCACAACCCCATCCTGTGTATCCTTCTACTTGCATTAATCCTATTTCTTTATAAAAAGATTTCCACATTCCCCATTGACTCGCCTGAAAAGTGCAATTTTCATCTTTTGATATATTTAATCTTTCTTGTGTTCGTTGCCCCCATCTATACCCATGTAACCCTCCTTTAGAATCGCCAGCAATTCCCGCTACAAGTGGTCGCCACATATAATATTCATAATCAATAGGAAGAAAATCATTATCTGGGCCACGATATATTTTCCAATTCTCAGCGTCTAATCGTTCTCTTCTTAAAATAGAAACCTCATTCTCTTCTGTTTCGTTTAATAAAGTTAAATCATACCCCTCCCCCAACATACAATGAGCGTCCAACGCCATTACATAATCATAACTGGCTTGTTCAACTGCTTCATTTATGCACTGACGTTTAGTCAAATCAAAAGTTTTAAAAGGTCTTTTTATATACCTAACTCTTGAGTCTTTAACTACTTCTTCGTCTGGAATATCATAACCATCTAATACTGGCAATATTTCCACGTTGCCGCGACTCTTTGAAAGTGTTTCTTCAATAGTTTTTTTCAAAAATATTTCATTTTTCGCAGGCAGAATCACAGTCAATCCTTTACTCATTGTTTTTAAATATTTTAATTATTTCTTCTTCAAAATTCCTAACAGGTTCCCAATTTAATACTTGTTTTGCTTTTGAAATATCGGCACACGACGAAGTTACATCAAGTTCATTAAACGGCATTTCTTTTATTCGTAAAGGAAATATATTCATTATAATTTTTAATAAATGATTTAATGATATTTTCTCTGCCCCGCCAATATTAAACACTTCATAATTGTTTATACTATCATAATACATCAATTTAATTAAACAATCAACAAAATCGTGAACATTGGTATAAGTTCTAACAGAGTTACCATTGCCGTATTTTTCAAAAACGCCTCCTTTTTTATAAATGTTTAATAATTGTCCTATTGCCATATCTGGTCGCCCATTTTCGCCATAAACACTGAATGGCCTAAATACATAAACTTTCATATCTGAAGAATATAATTTACACAATGTTTCTACTGATTTTTTAGTCATTGCGTAAATAGATTTTGGATTTTCACATACCATTTCTTCTTTTAATAAACAATCTGGTTGCTCGCCGTAGATTGAAGATGAAGAAGCAACTAATGCTTTCTTTGTTTTATGTTTTTTACAACATTCTAAAACATTTAAAGTTCCGATTATGTTAGTAGTTATATATTCTTCTGGAACGATTGCAGATTTCCTAACACCAGGTCTGGCCGCAAAATGAATAACAATATCTGGTTTATTTTCTTCAAATACTTTATCAAGATAATCTTTGTTTCGTATATCTTCAGCAAAATCATTTTTTATATCAAAACCAATAACTTGATTACCAAGTTTTTCTAATTCGTTTTGCGTATGAGTTCCTAAAAATCCTTTATTTCCTGTAATTAAAATTTTATTCAACATTTACTAAAGGAATACCTTGCGATTTCAACAAAGCATCATTATAATCATTAGTTGCTTGAAGAATTGATAAATCAATATTATTATTTTTTGCAAAAGAAATAAGAGCTTTTGAATCTTTTGGTAAGCAACTTCCAGAAAATCCTTTAAACCCTTTATGCCATATTTCAAGATGTGTTCTTCCTATTCTTTTATCAGCCGCTACTCCCTCTTTAATAGTATCGTATTCAATTCCTAATTTTTGTGTTAAATCATACATTTGATTTGCAAATGCAACTTTAACCGCAAACCAACAATTTCCAAAGTATTTAATATATTCCGCTTCAGTACAAGGAATTATTTTTTCATAAGGAGCTAACGGAAGCATTAACATAACATCTTCAGCAACAGTAAAACTTTCATTAGTGTAGCCGAGCAACTGCCTGTCAGGAAATTGACAATCTTGGTCAGCAGTAACTTCTGTTAAAAATTCAGGATTAAATAAAAATTTATGTTGCGGATATTTTTCTTGAAGTGTTTTTGTAGTACCAGGAATAACTGTTGATTTAATTATTATTACTTTACTGCCTTCTAATTTATTAACTACATCTTCTACAATGGAAGTATCGCATTTTCCATTTTTATAATTAGTCGGAACACAAATAAAAATATAATCTCCTTTGTTTAATTCTTCAATGGAACCAATATTCTTTCCTTTATCATACTTAAAAACATTTATATTTTGTTTTTCAAAATATTTTAATAATGCTCCGCCGACAAAACCAAGACCAGCTATTGCTATATTTTTCATATTTTTTCTATTTCTTCTTCTGTTAGAATTTCAGATAAAACTTGTGAAATAACCCAAGCAGGATAAATACCAATAATACCAGTCACTCCGTCTTTATTTTTGATAATTTGAATAATAGATTTATCTAAAACTTTTTTAAGATATGATTTATATTTTTCTTTTAACTCAATATCTTCATCTTCTTTTGAATTTATAATAAGTTGAGCTAATGAATTTGCATAAAATCCATCGAGACGGGATTCCCCTGAATAGTGGTTTAGACTATTTAATATAACATCACCAAATGTTTCATTTAATATTTTTCCTTCATTTTTTTCTTCATCCGTTGGAAATTGTTTAACTAACGGCTGGCGTGTTTTTAGATTCAATATTTGTTTTCCGAATATCATTGTTTTTATTTATTTTATTATTTGATTTGTTGATTTTATTACTTGGTCTACCTGCTCTCTTTTTCTTTGTAGGAACACTCTCACTGGTATCTTTATTATCTTCTTTTTTCTCTTTTTCTTCTTTTTGTACACCTTCTTTGTTTTCATCGGTTTCATCCGAAATGGTACTGCTGGCTTTTTCTTTTTCATTTAATATTTGATTTTCTTTTTCTATTATTTCTTGAAAATCATCTATTACTTGCTCTTTTTCTACTACGACCTTTGTGTTGTTTTTTGCCCAAGCAGGAATTTCTGAAAAATATTTGAAAGTTCCGTGCTCAATATTTTCGTCCTTGCCAAAATTCATTGGCGATGTTATTTTATATACTGTTTTCATAATTTTTTGTTTTTTATTTATTGTTGATAAATTTAATTTTTTATTTAAAAATTCATTACATTTATTTTTAAAATCTTCATAATTGTTCGACATTTGTTTTATTGCTTTCATAGCAATTCTATCAATTTTTTTTGGATATATTAATTTAGACATTTCAAGAAACCATATATCACTACAATCGGCAGAGTTCCATCTATTTCTATCTAAAAAATATTTACCATTTATTCTACGTTGACCGAAAGTATTATCTATGTGATAAACATCAACATCCTCTACTAACAGAACATTGCCATGTTTTTTTGCATAATCATATAATACAGAATCTATTCCCCATTTTTCTTGTGTATTTTTAGGTAAATTTAAAGTTTTAAAAACTTCTTTTCTAAATATAAAACAACATCCATATACTATAGGAGCATTTTTCTTTATAGTATGCCCGCCATAGAAATTTATTGGATAATCATTTCTATCTATATTAAATATACCTTGCGCCCTTGGAACCAAACAACTAACATATTCTGGATATTGAAAATTTTCTAACATATTAGGAAGAAAATAATCTGAAAGAATTTCAATATCACTATCTAATTTTATATAATAATCATAATCCTTTTTTATTTTATCTAAGTTAATACAAAAATTCCTATATAATCCTAATGTTTCTTTATTTCTAAAAATAGTGAAGTTATGTTTTTCTTTTAATTGATTTAATAATTCAAAAGTTTCTTTATCCGAGTTGTCGTCAAAAATATATAAATCAAACTCTTGTCCTGCCCGCTTATATAAACTTTCAATAGACCTTTCAATATATTTAGGTCTGTTAAAAGTCATCATTATTATGCAAATATTATTCATTTCCTTTAATAATTTTTAATATTCTATCAGAAACGCGACTATCACCGAATGAATTATGCGTTATATTAACTTTCTTTTTCATAAATTTGCGTATTTTTTTCAAAATATAATTTTTTTCCATTTTTTCTATTAAAACACCATATCCTTCGTCAACAATTTCTTGACGCTCTGTTTTCTTTCTCATTATAACTATTTTCTTTTTAAAAGAAGGTGTATTCTCGCTTGTTCCTCCAGAATCTGAAATCACTAACTCACAAAATTTTAAATATCTTAAAAATTCAAAATAATTTACTGGTTCAATATAATTTATTCCTATTTTATCCGCTATCTTTCTAACGTTTGGATTTGGGTGGCAAGGAAAAACTATATTTATATCTTTACTTAACTCTTTTAATGCTTTAAATATTTCTTCTAACTCTTTACCAAATGTTTCTCTTCTGTGTAATGTTACTAAAATATATTTTTCTTTTATAGGTCTTTTGTTTGATATTGTTTTTTTAATAATATTTAAAGACTCAACTTCAGTATTTCCAACTAATCTTATTTCTCCTTTTACTTTTTCATTTAAAAGATTTTTAACTGCTCTATCGGTCGGAGCAAATAAAATATCAGACATTTGATCTATTAATACTCTGTTTATTTCTTCTGGAAAAGGAGAATTAATATCTCCAGTTCTTAACCCTGCTTCCAAATGCACTAACTTTATATTATTTCGTTTTGCGACTATTGCTCCTGCAAGTGCCGTAGCAGTATCCCCTTGAACCCAAAGTCGTTTAAAATCATATTTTTTAACTTCTTTATCTATTTCAAAAATAGCATTAGATAGAAATTCCCAAATATCTTGATTTTCTTTCATTAACTTCAAATCAACATCTGGCACGATTTTGAAAAAATCAAACATCATCTTTGCTAAATCAGAATGTTGCCCTGTGTGAATAATGAAACAAGGAAGCTTTCTAATAATAGGAAAAAATTTTGAAATTTCTGGCCTAGTTCCGAGGCAAATCACATCTTCAATTTTGTCTGATTTTTTCATTATAAGTATTTAAATTTATTCCAAAATTTTCTAAAATATTATCTACATTTTCAGTTATTTCTGTTTCTTTTTCGTGCCCTGTAAAAATCGTTCTATCGTCGTGATAAATAGTTATTCTATTTGTTCCGTGAACATTGACAATAAATTTATTTTCTGATAAAACTATCGTATTCATTTTATAAACTAATTCGTCGTGGCTTCTAAATTGCTTATATTCGTCTTGTTTGTTTTCATCTAAATAAACATTAATTGGATACATTATCGTAGAAAATGGTGGCGACGGCATATAATAATGTTGAAGTCTTCCTCCTCTACAATCTAAACAATATCCTTTTTGAAACACTAAAGCCCGCCGTTCTTCAAAATCATAACTTTGTATTTCTTTAACTGCGTCTTTATGAAACAAATCATCCGAATCTATTCTTGTATGATAAATATAGTCATATCCTTCTGAAAATTGTTTTATAAAATCAGAAAAACTAATATCTTTTACGTTCCTAATATAATAAGTTATCCCACTTTGTTCTAATATCTGTTTTATAACCTCTCTGTATTTATCAGGAACATAATCAGTCGTCATTGTTAAAACAAAATTCTTATTTGTTTGATTTTTAATACTTTCTAAACAATAGTGTTCGTATATTTTTAATCTATGTTCCCACCATTCGTCAGGATGTCCGATATTTCTAGTAAATTCATTTCCAATAATATGCAAGGTTTTGCTGTTCATAATCTTTACAAGTGTTTGTTATTACTTTTTCTGAAATAAATTTAAAAGTTGGTCGTGTTTCTCTAATAAATTGTTTTAATTCTTCTAAACGCTGGCAAAATTCTTCTCTTTGAAAATGGTCATAATATTCGTCATATTCTTTATTAGGGTATTTAGTAAGCCCTTCGTACGGACTTGTGTGCCAATATTTTTTTGCCGTAACAGGAACAGTTGAACCAGAACAAATCCAATATCCTAATTCGTCGCAAGCTTTAATATGTGGTTCTTTCCATTTATACGCAGGACTTTTGAAGCCTTGCTCAAACCCATATTTTTGACAATCAAGTAATAATTCTTTAGTTCTTTCTTTAGTCCAATGTAACCATTCGCCTGAGTGCTCGTGAGAATGGTAACACAATTGCGTATTTTTATTTTTAGCTTTTTTTAAAAACTCTTCTGAACATTTTCCAGTAATAACAAATAATGTTATTTTAATATATGGAAATTCTTTATATAAACTATCTAACTCTTTTTGTCTATCGTTTTTTTCCCAATAATCATCAAACGAAATAATAAGTTCTCTTGCCATATTTTAATAATTAAATTTATAACCAAACTTCTGATATATTTTAGAAATAAAACCTCCGGGCTCCCATCCGTGTTTCTCCACGAATCTTTGGACTCCAATTTTTCTTATTTCAGTATAATCTTGAGTTGATTTTTTATCTGTTGAAGATATAGAAGCAAAATGTCTGGTAACAACATTATTATCCCATTTCCAATTATACCCTTTATCAAGTAATTCATATATAACATCATTGTCTTGTGCTCCTCCGATACCAAAACTTTCATCAAAATAACCAATTTCTTCTATCTTTTTTCTATCAAACATTAAGATTCCACCTCCCCATTGATATTTTGATTTAATATATTCTCCTGCCATTCCTGGCGGTCTTTCATAAACTCCTCCTTCTATTTTTGGTAAATTTTTAACATCTAACAAATCTTTAATTTCTGGTCTTGATAATAAATAAGAAGGAGAAATAAATGCACAATCATCTGACCAATCTTTCAATAATACTTCAAATAAATTTTCAGGAACTAAATAGTCAGAATCTAATTTAACAACAAAATCTGCATTTGAAATTTTCATTCCTTTATTTAAAGAAACAGAAACCCCAGATGTTTTTTCATTTTTTATACAAATATCTGATATTTTTTTAAAAAATTTACCGCCAAATGCTGAGTTATCGTCAACTATAATATATTCACCATTTACTTTATCAACCGCTTTACTAACTGAAAGCATACATTTTACAATAATTTGAAATGCTTCTTTGCTCGGACATAAAACTGATGTAACTACTGATATTTTTTTCATTGATAAGTAGTAAAATCTATAATAACTTTACCTATAAGATTTCTATTATTAGAACAAGTTTGTAAAATTTGAACATTGGTGCTGAATTGAGATAAAAGATTAAATAAATCAGTAGCCGTGAAAGACCAGATATGAGCAGGATCTTCTATTTTTAATTCATTCGGCACGGAAACAATTAAAACACCATCTTTTTTAATAACTCGAACTGCCTCTTTTACTAATTCAATCGGCTTATCGACGTGCTCTAATGTTTCAAGCATACAAACAACATCGAATTTTTTATCTCCAAAAGGTAATTTATGAGCGTCCGCTTGTGCCCAAGACTGTTCTGGAAAACGAGTTTTCGCTAAATTGATTAATTTTTCTGATAAATCAACACCAGTAAAAGATTTAATAGGAAAATTCTTATTCTTTATAAAATTATAAAGATTACCGTTTAAGCAACCAATGTCCAAAATATCGGAGTTTTTTGGTAAAATATCACAAATAGTATTAAATTTACAAATACTACCGCCACGATTTATATCTGCTTGCATATAAGAATCAGTAGCAAATCCGTCCCAATACTCGTTCGTATTTATGTTATTATTTTTTATTTTTCTCATTATATGTTTCTTATAAATAACGCATCATAACAACTATCGTGATTTGGTGTATATGGTTTTTCTTTTGTTTCCGTTTTAAATCCTAATTTTTCTAAAAATTTATAAACATCTGAAGAATTACACCAATCGTTTGTTTGAGGGTGCGTATGAAGTTCAACGTTTATCCAATTTGTTTTTTTCAAAACTTCAGTCGCTCCACGAAGCATCCGTAATTCGCTTCCTTCAATATCCGCCCAAATAGCAATTTCTGAAATTTCTTCAGGATTAAAATATTGTTTATATATTGAATCAAGTGTAACTGCTTTTATTTTTATAAATTTATTATATCCTGGATACCCTCCCACTATAAACCCACTAGTATCATGTATAATTCCAGAAATTTCTTCTTCTTTATCTGATATTGCTAAATTTAACAATTTACCAGGAAATATGTCTTTTAATTCATTATATCTCGTTAGGTCTGGTTCTACTCCAATAATAATATAATCTTTCCACAAATCTTTACACCACGCTTCAGAATTTTTAACTCCCGCACCCAAATCAAAAAATATTTTTTTCATATTTTTTTACAAATAAAATAATACTGATTAGTTCCATATTTACTTTCTATTTCGTCTGGATAAATTCTTGAATACTCAATAACATTTGGTAAAATATCAATCATTTCATCTAATGTTCTATATAATGCTTGATAATAATCATTTAAATCTTCTGAAAATTTATCAATTTTTTCTCTTTCGGTGCTACAAGGGGTTCTAACAAACAAATAGTTATATTCTATATTTTCCAATAAATTCTTTATTTCTTGATCTTCTAAATAAGGCAAAACTGAAGCAAGTATTATAATATCAGCTTTTAGCTTTTTTGGTTTTTTACAATCATAATAAAAAGTTTTTATGTTTTTATTTGTATTTTGCATTAACTTTTCAGAAAAATCACAGCCTGATAATTCTAAATCTGTTAATCTATACAAACAATCAAGTAAAGCACCATCCCCACACCCAATATCAATCAATGTTTTTCCTTTTAATCTCGGCAACAGCCAATTTAATTCATACAATCTTCTTTCTTTAATAAAAGGAAAATTTGGATATTTATTTTTATTATAAAAATTATAAATTTCCATGTGTTCTTTTTTTAATGCTTCTAATGCTAATTTTTTATCCATTTTTTATATAGGATTCCATCCTTTGTTTAAATAATATTGTATTAATTTTATTCTTTCCGAATAATGTATTGGATTATTTAAATAAGAAGCTACTTTATCATTTCCAAATTCTTTCCCTTTTATCGATCCCCATAAACTAAAATCATTTGTTGGATGTGGCGGGCAGTAAGTAGGAATATTACCATATAACCAAGCGTTTGCACTTATCTGGACATCTTCCCCATTATTATAATTTTGAATATCATCAAAAAACATATATTTTAATGTTTCCTTTCTTAACGCCCAAGAATGTCCTCCGAACCAACTTTTAACTTCTTCGTTATTTGGGACACCCCATCCTGCTGGACATGTTTGCCTGCCATCTGGCAAAACATTTCTAGAATTTGTTACGCATATACAATCGTGTTTTTCTATTGTATTTAAACAATTTTCAGTCCAACGAATATTGGGTATCGTATCGTCATCATAAAAAAACAAATAATCGCAATCTTCTAACAATCCAATCGCAAAACGAAAATGATATTTTTTATTAACACTTGATTTTATTACTTCAACATCATCTGGATAATTAAATTCACACCCTCCATTATTTTCTACAACAATAATTTTATCAGATTTAATAGTTTGATTTTTTATAGAATTATATTGTTCCAAAAAATAGGAAGGACGGCGGTATGTTTGAAGAATTGTTGTTATTTTCATATTCTATTATATACTATCATATTTTATAAAATTAGTCAAATTAGTAATCATCATCTTCATCAAATTCATCTAAATACAACATATCAATAAATCCGCAAGTACATTTTTTTGGATTCCGAGTTTTTCCTTCGCTGTCTAAATCTTCTTTATACAACGACACCCATTCTCTACATTTAGGGCAACGAAAAAACGCAATTCTTATTTTTCCTCCTATGTTTTCTACTGCTCCGCCACGACATTTAATATAATTGTTTTCTGTTATTGTCATATATTATTAGATAATCTTTTATTTATTATTTCTATATATTGAGGTTCTTTTTCAATAAGAATATAATTTCTATTTAAATTTTTACAAGCGATTCCTGTTGTTCCACTTCCTGCCGCGTTATCCAAAACTAAATCTCCTTCGCTTGTATATGTTTTTATAAGGTACTCAAACAGTGCTACTGGTTTTTGAGTGGGATGAATAATGCTTTGTTGCCTTAAACTTTTTATTTTTATTATTGAATTTGGAAACCTTGTGTTTCTTATTTCTTTTTTTATTGATATATCTGAATGTAATTGAGCATTTCCAAAAATACCATTTGACTTTCTTTTTGTATTGTGTCTTGTACTATATTTTTCTCCAATGGTCATTTGCGGGTTATATTTAGTTTTATTTCCAAATATTAAAATATTTTCGTGATATTTAAGAGGACTGTATTTTGCATTTACAAAATTAGATGCTCTACTTTTTTCCCATATCCATTCATATTTGAACATTTTTTGGTTACTCTTCACTAAAGCACTTGTAAAAGGTTGGCTGGCGGTAAGCACGATAGCTCCGTTGTCTTTAATAACCCGTTTGTATTGCTCCCATAACGGTTCAAAAGGTATAACAGTGTCCCATTTGCAGGCGGTCGTGCCATAAGGGAGGTCACATAAAATCATATCTATTGATTTATCTGGAATATTCTTCATTTCAATGAGACAGTCTCCTTGTATAACTGTATTTTTTAATTGCTCTATTGCTTTCATATAATTTCGTCCCATTTATATAGTGATTTTCCTGTTTCTAAAACATTTAATATGTTTTTAACAAGTGGTTTTGTATCAAAGTGTTTTAGAACAAACTTTTGTCCTTTTTTTGCTATTTCTTCTCTTTCTTCTGGACATTCCAAATAATACTCAATTCCATAAACCATTTCGTCTATTGTTTCAAACCAATCTAAATTTTTGAATCTTGTAAAACACTCTTCTATTCCTTCTATATACTGAGGAAAGTAAAAAGTTCCGCAAGCCATATAATTTCCCAATCTATCAGATGAATATTTACGTCTATTAAAACTATTTGAACCTATTCCTATTTTTGTTCCGCATATAGCATATAAATATTCAGGATAGCCGAGCCATTGTGTATTATCAACTCCATACATTTTTACATTCATTGCCAACTCTTTAAGTTTATCTATTATCTGATTTCTCATCATATTATCGCCAAATCCTCGCCGTCCCGTCCATAAAACATCAGATTCAAATTCTGTCGGATAATCATAATGTTTATAAAAATCTGAATCAGTAAATGTAAAAATACTCATCGCTTTTGAACCACTTGGCATAACTTTTTTATGCTTTGCTAAATATTCGCCCGCGTGAGTTGCAACTAACAAATCCATATATTTTAAATGATTCAAATCAAAATCAGTCGGTTCATTCCGACAATCCGCGAGCCATTTAACAAAAATAGCATTAGGATACTTAGACCGCAAAAGCCCGACTGTTTCGGGCGTTATTCGTTCACATTTACCAAAAAATAAAAGGTCTGGTTTTATTGTTTCTGCAAAAGTTATGAGTTCCTTATTAGGAATCTGAGAAGCACGATAGTCAAATCTATATACTTCGTGACCATTTTTTTCAAATCCTTTTGCAAAAACTTGGCCACCGCAAAATGGGCTGGCCGTATAAATCAAAGATGGATTAAATACATCAATATGTAATGTTTTCATTTTCGCCTGCCTCTAAGGGCATTATTTTAAAAACTACAATACTTGAATATAAACCTTTGCTCCTGAACCTGATAAAGTATTATATATTCCGTCAGTAAATTCTATTGGTTTTAGTGGAGTAAATACTTTAGAATCATTAGCTAATGCTTTTAACTCTACGAAAGCGTCGCCAGTTCCATCAACACTATTGTCTAAAATCATTGAAGAATTAGCCGAACCACCTACTAAAACAATAGAACCAACTATTACTCTACCAGTAACTACTCGCTCAGTTGTGCTACTTATGTAAACTGTCATTTTTTTGTTTATTTATAAAGTTTTTAGAAACGTGTTGTAGAAATTCTTGTTTTCCAATAAGAGGAGCTTCCCCAATATGTTTCATTTCTATAGTAGGGTCGCACCATATCTTAAATCCTGCTTCCTTCGCCTTCATACAAAAATTGAAATCAACACTGAAGTGTTTTCCGTCCTCAGTATAAGGAGTCTCAAACCACGGATTTTTCATTGATTCGATAACATTCCTTTTTATTAAAAATCCCGCCGTCCCTATAACATCCACTTCTTGCATTTCCTTCGGTATTATAGGATAATAATTATTATCTTCTGGATTTTTCTGATATACACAAGGTTGATAATCTGCTACACGTTTGAAAGCGAGAGCACCAATAATATCAACATCGTGTTCTAATAATCTCATCAATATATCAGAATCAAATGTCATATCATCATCCAAGAAAAAAAGATGTGTTTTTTCTTTATTTTCAAGAAATTTTTGGCAAAACATATTTCTTGCAGTATCAATCATTACTCTCGGAATTGCCATTACTGAAGAATTTTCTGGTATTATTAAAGAAGCCAACGATAGAGTAAATCTAAAATCATTTTGCCCCATCGTAGGAATTGATATTAAAATATTATTCATTTTTGAAAAACTTCAAGACTTTCCACTTGCTCAAGCATTTTGGGAAAGTTTAATGCTCGAACAAGACTTGAAGGATTATTTATTATTTGTAAATTCTATAACTTTTTTTACTAACGTAATTTCGTTTTTTAATTCTTTTCCTTGAATTATTAATGCAGAATAACCTTCTTTTTCAAAATGATTAATTCTTTTTTGTTCAATTTCTTTTTTTGTCCTCCAATATCCACCAAATAATTCTATTACTTTATTTTTTCCATTTATATTTATAAAATCTGGTATTTTTCCATTAATGACGACTATATCTTCTCCTGAACCAACATATTTATATTCATTAGGCAATATCTCATTTATTATATTTTCTAATTTCTTTTCTAATTCGCTTTTTGGTTTGTGTTTTAAAACTTTTCTAGCATATTCTTCGTTTTGCCATTTATCTTTCGCTATTTTACTGAAATTTTCAAATACTTCAGGCTTTTTACATGTTTCTATATAAGATTTTACTCTTTTTTCAATATGTTCTTTTGATTGTTTATATCCTTTTAGTTTTTCTCTTACTTCTGGTCTTTTACTTGGAGCATTTTCTCCAGACATTCTTTTTCTCATCATTTCTGTTTTTTCTTGCGACCATTTAGTTCCATACATTGAATTATTTTCTCCTTTTGTTTCCCCTCTTTTAGCTTTACAAAAAGGGCATTTACATCCTTCTTTGTGTATATACTTTGTTCCTTTTAATGCCATATTAAATTGTCCCCTAGTAGAGCAAGAGGAGGTCTAGTTTCTCCTCTCGTCCTACTAGGCAAAGGACGAGATTATTATACTAATCACAAAATGCACCGTACGATTTTCTCCAATCGCTCCACGCAATCTCCCCACGCCAATCAATTCCATAATAAAGTTCCTTTCTCATAAAGGCCGCTTCAGTATTATCAATAAGCGAAGTAAATTCGGGTTCGCGCCTCACTTGCAAGATAAGAGGTTTAATCACGCCAGTCGTATCGAACAAATACCAGTTATCGGGATCAGTAAGATAAGGGGTGACTAAAGTATTCAACTTACCCTTCAAAGTGTTTTTCGCTAATTTGGCAGTCGTAGTGCCTTCTTCTGGAAAATAATCAGAAGTGAAAAGCTCAGTGGCCTTCCATTCCAGATCGGGCGGAACAACTAACAAGTTAGGACGAGTCCCTGCGGGTTTGCCTTTGTCGTTTTTAAACTTCGACATAGCAGTAATAGCCGCCTGAACAGAGGTCACACCTAACGCAGTAGAACCGAGATTAGACTGGGTACCAGAATCTCCTTCGCTATGGTTGGAAGCAAAATTTGCTTTACCATCATAACAGGAAATCGTTTTACCAGTATAATCACCGGAAGTACCAGTGGTTGCATTACCTTGACTAATCAAGCTAAACGCCAATTCATCACGATAACGAACAGCTTCGGTCGCCAATTCCTTAACACGCAATACTATCTGCCCATATTGATCGTCTTCTATCGCATCCCTATCCACCGAAATAGAAGCTTCAAAACTTCGATTAGTGATAGAAAAGTTGTGTTCCAACATTCCTTGAGGAATACGAGTGTCTTTCCACTCACCCATTTTCGGGGTCGAGCCGAGCCAAGACCAAGGCTCTACGCTTTTGGTTGACTTAACAACCATAGCTAATTTTTCGTGGTCTTTTGTTGCTGTTTCATACGCACCCATAAATTCGGTACGCATACCAGCTAACAAAAGATTCGGAATATCTCTTTTATTAAGCATAATATTTTATTAACTTTTTAATGTATTACTAACTTTTACTAACGACTACTTTACCGAAGCGTCAATTCTCACTTTTACAGTGGAAGAATCAACGATAGCGGTGATATACCCACAAGCGATACTATTAGTAGTGGCCGAAGTACCTACTGTTTGATCGTCGTGAATATACGCAAGTTCGCCCACGTCACCTTGAGTGGCCGAAGCTTTGGTAAATTGAAAAATACCTGTCTTATAAAGCCTCACTTCAACGGCTCCGTCAGTAGCACTCCCAGAATTATCGCCATTTTCGGCGGCAACTCCTAAGAACTCATAACCAGAACCGTCAACACCAGGATAAGCATACCCATCATCCTTGGAAACTACCAATCCGCCTTTGTAGACTTTAGTAGAGCCCTTGACAGGATAGATAGCGAAATCGCTGGACTGTCTTTTTGCTTCTTTAGCTGCTGTTAATGCTGTCATATTTTTTTATTTTTTAATTGAACAATGTTGACTTGCCAGACTCTTCTTGCTCTTGATGGCGTTTCTTTAGAAAATCACAAGCTTTTGTAACGGCATCTTCAGAAAGCCCCATTTTTTCACCGAAGAAGGATTTAACTTCATCGCTTACTTCATTTTTGGGAGTTACTGTAGGTTCCGCAGGTTGCGAAGTTCCATTCTCATCAAAATCGAGAATTTTAGGCTGTTTGTCCATGAAATTTTTAATAAATTCGGCGGTATCGACCTTCTTATCGCTCAATTCTATCTTTTTCATGGAACTATACATACTTATGAAAGCATCTTTTTGAGCAGGAACAATTTTACCCGCTTTTAAATAACTTTCATAAACTTTCTCGGCATCCGCAAGGTCGAAATCTTGCGTATCCTCGTCTTCTTCTTTAGACTCTTCGGCTGACTCCGCTTTTTCAGCTTCCTCAGTCGAATCCTCTGAAAAATCAATAATAAAACTCTCTTTCATCTTCATCTTGCATTTCTTAATGGCATCTTCCATTGAAGAACCACCTTTTACCTCATCGGCAACGCAAGTTTTGTATGTCGTTTTAGCTTCCTCAACGGAAATTTCCTTAGTTTCATCCTTTTTTTCCTCTACTTCAGGGGTTTCGTCAGGTTTAACTTCTGAAGTTTCCACTTTTGGAGCCTCAACTACGACTTCTTTTTCTTTTTCATCCATATTTTTTTTGTTATTTGTTTTAATGTTTTCTTCTAAAATAGATAATCTGTCATTTATTGATTTTAAGATGTTAAACATATCTGGTTTTTCATCTTCAAGTTCAATAACTGGACGCTCGCCATTCTCTGATAATGCTATAAATTTACCCATTCCTTTAAGATAGGGTTCAGTTACCAAAGCCGCGTGGCGCAAAGTTGTTCCGACAAATTCATTAGTTTTTTTATTTTTATAATTTGGATCTAAACTAGCAGAAACACATTTAATCAGACCTTTTTTAATTTTTTCGACGATTGATTCGTCTTTAATTTCCATAACAGCATCAAGTCCTGTTGAAGTTTTGACTAAATCAACAACTTCCCCTGTATTTTTAGAAGGGTCGTCTGTGTGCGTTAAAGGAATATAGACATGTTCAATCAATCCTTTCTTAAAATTTTTAATTATGTTATCAATAGTTGATTCTGTAATGTTTAAAATTCCATTATCTGCTCCCCAGTGATACCATTTACCGTATTTTAATATCTGTTTTTTAAATTTAGTCGGCTCGTCTCCAAATTCAATTTCGCTTTCTGATGTAATATGAAAAATTGGACGAGTTTCTGTTTCGTCTGCCAAATCATATTCACATTCACAAGCTTTTTCTTCTTCTACTGGCTCTATCATATTTTTTAAAATGTTTATTGCTCGGTCTAAAATAACTCTATCTTCTTCAGTCATTTTGCCCGCTAAAATTTGTAATTCAGATACGAGTTGAGTTGATAAAGTTATTTGAAACAAAATACTATCTATTTTTTCTTTTAACTCTTCGTTCATTACTTCAACTTTTAATTCTTTTAGTTTTGAAATAACATTGTTAGCGTCAGATAAATCTGTTTCGTTAGAAGTGTAACTTGTAATAGTTTCGGCTTCTTCGTTTCCAGGAACAGAAACTAAACTAACATCGAAAAACTTAATACTGTTTATTTGCCAAATAGGATCTTTATCGGTTTCTATCAATTCATAATCGTCAAATTCACCAGTATAAGACATTTTAGAAATAGTACCGTCTTGTACTTTATCCCAAATTTCTTGTTCTGAATTTGATAAAATAAATTTAACTAAAAGTCCTTTATCATCAGCTTCGGTTTCTAAAACGTGTCCAATCGGTCTATCTTGTTGATGATTAAATAAAACTGTACTATATTTCAATAAATCGTCTTTTGCGTTTTCAATTGCTTGCCGAGTTAATTGATAAGTCCTTCCGTTTTTATGAACATCATAAGTGGCGGCGTAACCAACAATAACTCTTTTTTCAGTTTTACCATTTTTACTATTTCTTGAAATAGTTTTAGATTCTTTAATTGTAAAATCTAAACCAAAGCTATTTTTTGATTTATTTCTATTTTTCCAAGTAGAATAACAAACAGCGACTGCTTGTTTTTTGTCTTTGTATTCTCCACCGATTACTCCCATACAACGGGAAATATAATCAGTTTCTTTTTCATCTTTTTTTGGAGTTGGAATAGGCACGATATTTAAATAATATTTTTTATTTTCAATATATTAAAACATTGAAAATATTATATACCTTTATTATAAAGATTATTTCTAGGGTAGTAAAATATTTTTATTTATTTTATTAATTCCATAGCGAAATTTTTACCCATAGTTTTAAATTTTTCTAAAAAGAATGGGTCGTCTTTTAAATCTATTGCTTTCTTTTTAACATCTTTTTTTACTTTATCAGGAGTAGCGGTGGCTGGTTTTTTATTTTTATCAAACACTTCTTTCTTACCTGCTTCAAATGCTTTCATTGCGTCCATTTCGTCAGTTTGTTTTATATCCAACCCAAGAGTTTTAGCCACTTCAAAAGTTAATGAATTAAGAAATGCAGGATTTAGTCCTTCTACTTGTTTTGAAATAATAGTTTGGAATATTTTAATCAATGCGTCTTTAGATTCCTCCTTGATGGGCATTAACTTAATTTTAGGATAACTACCAGAACCAAAATTCCAATCAATAAGTTGAGGAATCGCCCATTGATTTATAACATCCTCCATTGCCGACAAAACTGATTGCAACATCTGAACAATATATAAAGATTGTGCGTCATAGCCGCCACCATAAGGATAAGCATATGTAGATTTAGTTCCTAAGGACATCGCCTGTGTTAATGTTGACAAACAAATTTGTTGGTCGTGGTGTTCTATCAATTTCAAAACATCATATCCGCCAGACGGTGCTCTATCAATTTCCAATTCATATCCATTAGGTAAAGTAACTCTTGAATTTACACCAATGCTATCAACCGCATCTTCAGCATCTCTAATATCAGAATCATTAGTAGGTTTAACTATTTTTAAAATCTTTAATCCTACAGCATCAATTTCTGCTTTCTTGTGTGCTAGATAATATAATTTATGTTTTTTGTCATAATGATAATAAGCAGTTTTTAAAATTGATTCACCATATAAAGGATGGCGTTCTTTTTGAAAAGTAAATAATATACATTTTTCTTTTGGAATATCAACATTAACCATTTTACTTCCAAAATATGCTTGCTGATGCGCTCCATTAAATCCACCATTTTCGTCAACTTTTAAAGCAACGGTGGAAGCATCTCTTGTTGCTATTTTACGCCAACCAATCTTTCCTTTATATTTTCCTTCTTTTATAATTTGAGGAACCTTTTCAAATACTCTAAATCCTTCAAAAATAGCTCTTGTCATATCTGCTATAACAAAAGAAATAGGAGTAGACATACCCCCGACAAATTCTGGTTTAGTAAAAACAGTTTCTATGAAATCTCGTTCTCCTTTATCGTTTTCTCCTGGTAAAATTTTTACAGTAGTTGATTGAATTGGCATTGCAAACAAACGAGTAATTGCCCGAACCGTTCCATCGGTATCTTGCATTTGAATATACCTATCTATAGAAATTTTATCAGGATTTTCTTCTTCGTCATAAGTTCCGATAGTTGTAGTTGCGCGAACTCCTATTTCATTCAACATATCAGAAATAGACATGCTTCGTTCCCTCGGTTCTTTTCTTGCCTGCTTTTTATTTTTTGAAAATTGGTCAGAAATATATGAAAATAATGACATGTATTAAAACATTATATATCATTCATTATAAATATTATTTCTAGGGTAGTAAAATATTGTATAATATATTTAACAAAAAACTGCCATTTCTGGCAGTCTTTTTATATTACTTTTTACAAACTTTCTTCTTTTTTGCTTCTTTCTTAACAGGTTTTTTTGCCATTGTTTTTTAAATACATTTAAATCTCGTCGACCAATGGTACAACAACCCAATACTAATCATTTTATCTGCACATATCTTTTGATTTACTTCATCAAAAATATCATCAGATAACCCAAATTTATTTACACAATAATGATTATAAGTTTGTTGTTTAAACTGCAAAATTCCTTTTTCTCCCGCTAATCCTATCGCATATTTGTTACCGTTGCTTTCATATTTTATTAGACATTCTATTAAAGATTTATTTTTAATTTTAGTATCATCAATAATAGTTGCTAATATTTGTGTTTTTATTTCTGGAACATATTCTTCAATAGAACATATTTTCTGTTTTTCTAAGTTTAAATAATTTATAGAAGATTTAGTTTCAAAACAATCAAACATGCTTTTTGCAAGTGTTTGAGAAGCTGTAAAACTTCCCGTGACCAAACAAATGAAAAAGCCAACTAAAAATTTAAGTATTTACTCATATATTTATTTTTTAGATTTGTCTACTTTTCCCAACAAAGCTTCTTGGTATAATGCTTTATAAAATACTTGGAATACTGTAATTGCCGAAGTAAATATTATACCAATTGCATAAGTTATATTTACAGGCAACAACTCCCAAGTATAGCCAAGACCAGCTATTACTAAAGAAACTAAAAACAAAACAACAAGAACAGCTAAACTCCCATATCGATCATTAATTTTTTCCTTTAAGAAATTTTTTAATGAACCAACTACCAATGTCGCTAAAACGGATCCTCCCAGTAAAAACGATAAAAATGTAAAATCCATATATTTTTTTAATTTTTTATTACTAGCCGACCTTTTATTTTAACTTACAGTCACAACTTCCTGTATATTTTTTAAGAGAATTTAGCATTTTTTTTGGTATTGCATATCCCATCATTCCGACATTTTCTATTATAGATATAAATTCTGAAATAACTAAAAATGCAGTCATTGCAGTCTCTAAACTAATTTGCCAATCTAATATTCCTAATGCTTTGTCTCCAAAATGCGCCGCGGAAATAAGAATAGCATAAACAAAAACTTTAAATGCACTTCGTATTGCTTTTTTACTTTCTATAACTTTTCCACATTTTTTATTTGCCCAAATAGCCGTTAAAAAATCAAACAATATCACCACGAGCAATCCTTCCAATACCTCCAATCTATCAACATTAAACAAAAAACTACCAACAACCATCAAATAAGAAAATACTATTTTAATATCAAAACAATTTTTAAACGAAACAAAAATATTTACAATATATTCAAAATAATTATCAAGCATTGATTTCTGTTTTCCCAAACAATTCATTCAATTTGGCTCTTGTTTTAGAACCAACCCGACCATTTGCCATTAGTAATTCCCAATACGAACAAACATTATATTTTTTTTGAAATTTTTTAACTGCCTCTCTCGTTATATTTCCAAAATAACCAGTAGATAATACATTTTTTGAAAAACAACCATCTAATTTTAAAACATCTTGTAATTTTATTACATCGTCATTTCTATTTCCATATTGCAAATCTTTATCAAATCTATAATATTTTTTTTCAAATGTAAATTGTGGATTGTTTTTAACTTTTAATACTCCTTTAATAACAGCCGGCACATAATAATCAAGTGCCAATTTTTTATTAAATGGAGAATAAGTATCAAAATCTTCTAAATAAGAATCTGAACAATTAAATAACATAGTTGCGTGTTCACACACTCTTTTGCCACAATCAGTTACTATTCCAACTCTTCCCCAAGGTGAGCAAACAGGAGAAGCGATATGCAAAGGAGCTTGCTTTAGATGTTGTTTTATTAAGTCAATGTTAGTCGCACCGTAATAAACCCATTCATAATTTATATCAAATATATCAAGAAATTTTTTAGCTTTAACTTTTAAATTTTGAGGAATTTCAGAATAATATTCATCAAACGACATCGTGTCTAAAAAAGGCCAATCTGTTTCCGGTAATAATCCTTCATTGTTTGCGGTATCCCAAACTTTAATCAAAGAATTTCCCTGTGCGGTCGTGCCAGACATTTTTGCAATAGCTCTATCTGAAATATTTAATTTATTATTGCTATCAATATAGCCCTGTTTCTTTAAATACTCGTGTATTTCATCAGATATTTTCCCATTTTTTCGTTGAAACTCATATTGGGTTTCCAAGCTATTCATTAAACTGAAGGAAACACAAGCCGATGTTTCTGTATTTTTTCTTTGTTTTTCTTCTGATGGTAAAAATTGCGACCAATCTCCATCTTCAACATTTACTTTATACTCTATTCCTGTTTCCGCACCAACCCGCCAATCCGTAAGCGAAGGCGAAATATCTATAACACTTTTTTTTATTTCCATATTTTTAGAAAAATTAAAAACAACTTATATCATACCTAATTCTTTCAAAAAACAATTTTTTATTTTCTGAAAAAAGTAGGCATATCATACTAGGTATGAGTTTGCCATTTTTAACTTTATACGCATTTCATTGACGATACTAATATCGGGGGAGGATAATACATTTTTGCCTTTCCTTTTGCCTGATTGCATTTGGTGCATAACGGTTGAAGATTTTCTATATAAGACGTACCTCCTAATCCAACTGGAATGATGTGGTCTTTTGTTAGCTTTATTTCCGGCTCACGGCGACCACAGACAGGGCATGTATAATCATAAACCCTTTTTATTATCTCCCATCCTTCTTTACTACAACCTCCTATTTCCACTCGTCTATGCCTTTTTTTCTTTTTCTTTCCTTCCTCGTCTTTATACTTCTTCCGGTGTCCCATCTTTACCTCCTTATTGGTATCCAGGCAATGCCTCAATTTTTTTCTTAACCGTATAGTCAACAACCTTTCCTAAAAGCTCTATGACTTGTTCTATACTTTCCTCATTAAGAAATATGTTGGTTTGTGTTTTATATCTATCGGAGTATAGAGTTAAAGAAACAATTTTTTCTTCCACTCCCAAACTTACTTCGATAATATCCGCTTCCACAGTTTTATATCTTACTCTTTTTTCTATATCATCGTCCACTAAGATACCCCCAATCCGTCAAAGTCCGCATAGTTTATTCTTTTTTGCTCTCCTTTTTCATTCTTTCTAATTTCTTTTTTCACATTTTCCAATTTACCGATGACCTTATCTATATCTGCGTGAAAAAACGCTATTGTTACATTAGCCACGCTAAAATAGAAAAAGTTGTCATCTATATCTGTTCTTAAACTGAAGTCCATCGTCCTTCACCTCAATGATTCTTTCACACCTCTTCATTCTGCATAATTCAAGAGTTGCCTTGTCTATCTCTATGCCTGGATTAGCATTACACTCATAGTGCATTATCTAACCTCCTTCTTTGTTCATTGCTTGAACTATCTCAATATCCCCAATTTCTTTTTCAATATCAGCAATTCTTCGTTGACAATACTTCTTTTCAACTTGAAGTTGATTAACAACACCTTGCCAATAAGATTCTTTCATACTAACCTCCTGTTTCAATATTTCGCGCCAATTCTTTATGTTAAAGAACTACTACTTTCATTATAAAGATAAAAACAACACCTGTAAAATATTTTTTAATCTATTTTATATATAGCATATTTTAATATGTTTTGCAAGGGGTTAAAACATTTCTCTTATATCTTTTCCATCAATTTCGTTTCCTATCGCGTCCCATCCATTTGCAGTCTGGCGGGCAAACAATTCTACTCGTGGTAAATCACCAACTAACTTAACTATCTCATCTCTAAATTCATCTGGTTTACGAGAATGTTCTCTTACTCTATATCTTTGTAATTGTCTCACGCCAGCATTTTGTCTTTTTATCTTTCCTTTTGTTGCAATCAAACATATTTCTGGATTTTTTCTAGTCCACATACCAATTCCAAAATGATCTTTTTCTGTTACTGTTTTTTTAATCCAAGTAAACCCGATGGTTTTATATTTAAACCCCCAAGATTCTATTACTTCTTTTGCGTCAAATAATTGAGTATCAACGACCCACAAGAACAAAATACAATTTTCCGCGGCTATGTTTTTAATCGGTAGATTTTTAATATCTTCCAAAGTCATCAAAGGATAATGCTGTTCATTCCCTTTTTTCTTATCCCGACCGAATTGTGTGTTGCTACCCCAAGGAGGGTCTGCGTATATAATATTATATTTCATATTTTATAAAGCTTTCGCTGTGAATATTCAATTTTCTTTCCCTCATTAAATTGTTTTACTGGGCGCAAGTAGCCGACAATTCTTGAGAAAGTTAAAACTTCTTTATCACATTGAGGACATTTATCAACTTCTCCATTTATATAACCATGCTCCTCACATATTGAAAAAGTAGGAGTTAGTGATATATAAGGTACTCTAAATTTAGTAAATATTGTTTTAATTAACGACTTTACACTTTCTATATCAGACAATCTCTCACCAACAAAAATATGATGAACCGAACCACCTGAAAATAAAGGAGTTATTCCATCTTGTAATTTTAACGCCTCAAAAACGTCATCAGTATAATTGACTGGGAGTTGTGTTGAGTTAGTGTAGAAAGGAGTTTCTGGTATGCCTGCTGTTATAATATCAGGAAATTCTTTTTTATCTTTTAATGCCATCCTATACGATGTGTTATGAACTAAAACGCCAGACCCAGCAAAAAAACAATTAGTATCTTCAACTTCCATGTTATATACTGGTCGCAATCCTTCTAACAATTCAACTTTTACAACTTTATGATTTAATTTAAGTCTTGTAAACCTACCAACGATAAGACTATAATTACAATTTAATAATTTAGAAATGTCATATGCACTTTTTCCTTCATTATATAAATCAAGAATATCCGAATCTTTAATATCCTTTCTAAATTTTGAATGTTTATAATATGGTTTTGCTTTTGCAATTTCTGATTGTTTTTTTCTAAAATCTTCCTTAGTTATATTCTTCAATATAATAGGTTTACCAACTCGTTGATTTCTTAATATTTCTTTAGTTTTATCAGAATGATGTTGACCATAAAAAGGATTTTTTTCGCCTCCTCTACATTTACAATAATCAGATGTGCAAGCCATATAATGAAGTCTTCTATGAGCAGAATCCGTCATTTTTTGTAAATTTTCATAAGAGTCATTAAATTTATTAAAGTCTTTATGATGAATAACTTCTCCTTTTTCTATTTTTTCTCCTGAAAAATATTCATATACAATATGAGTTTTATGTTGTCTCGAATTTATAATACAATATCTTTTATTATTAAAGTCTATTGCTTTTAAACTATAGTTTTGTTTTAATAACGCAGCAGGAACCCAAGTAATCGGCTTCGTTCCTTTTCCATTTGAGTGATGGGCAAAAGGATGATTGCCTGTGCAATCTATAAAAGTTCTATCATCAAACCAAATTCTATAAATTTGGGAAGCTTCGCTTGTTTTCCAAACTCTATTAGCTTTTTTTAATTTTATTTTTCTATCTTTTTCATCATAAGTATAAACAACAGGAGTTTTTCCAACCAAATCTTTAATTGCAAAATCTCCATCAAGCGTTTTAATTAAAGTATTGCCGTCAAGACAACTTTCGCAAGGTGATGCTTCTAAATTATATAGATTTCCTGTTTCTTTTTGATATTCTAAAAGCTTAGACCTCATAAAGTTCATTACTTCTTTGGTAAATTCAATTCCTTCAGGAGTTCCTATATCTTTTCCTATAAAATTTAGCAAAGATTCATTCATACCCAAAAGGCCAATCGTTGAAAAATGATTTGCAAAATAAGAACCATTTTTTTCTTTTGTTTCTGAAAGATAATATTTAGTATATGGATACAGACCCTTATCCGCCCATCTTTCAATTGCTTTTCTTTTTAATTCTAAACTTTTCTTTGCTAATTCCATTTTCTCTTCCAACAATTTAAAATACTCTTCTTTTGTTTTTGCAACATAACCAATACGAGCCATATTCGTCGTTACTACCCCAATGCTGCCGGTCTTATCGCCGGAACCAAACAATCCTCCTCCTCCACGATTTTTTAATTGATCTTTTCTGATTGACAAACGACAGCACATACTTAAAACGTCATTTGGGTCCATATCAGAATTGATATAATTTGCAAAATAACAAATACCATATTTAGCATTAGCCTCCCACATTGGTTCGAGTGCTGGATTGTTCCACGGAAAATTTTTCGTAATATTGATGGTCGGAATTGGGAATGTGAATACTGAATTTTTTGAATCCCCTTCCATCATTGTTTCAAAAAATGCTTTGTTAAACATATCCATTTCTTTTTGAAATTCTGAATATGTTTTATCTTGTAATTTTCCTCCGATAACAACTGGCCGTTTTGCATAAACAACAGAAGGACTCAAGTCAAGAGTTATGTTGGAAAAGGCGGGCTGGAAGCCGGTACGAGTGCTTACACACATATTGAATAAAAATTCTTGAAGTGCTTGTTTTACCTGAGAATAATTAAGATTATCGTAATAAATAAAAGGAGCCAATAATGTATCAAAGTTTGAAAAAGCCACTGCCCCCATGCACTCAGCCGACATACTAAAAATAAAATTAACAACTTGTCCTAAAGCAGTTCTAAAATGTTTAGCAGGAGCAGATTCTATTTTACCAGGAACTCCTTTAAATCCTTTACTTAATAAATCCATAAGACTCCACCCTTCACAATAATTTGCAAGTCCGCCAAGATCGTGAATATGTATATCTCCTTTATAATAAGCTTCTCTAATTTCTTTTGGATAAATTTTATTGAGCCAATATTTTTTGCTGATATAAGAATATCCATAATGGTTTAATCCCTGAAGCGAAAAAGTAGTATTCGCATTTTCTCTAACTTCCCAATCTTTATCATCAAGATAAGAATCTATTTTATTATTGCTTTCGTTTTTAACTTCATCAAACTCTCTTGCTTGCCTCCTCTGCTCTCTATAAATAATATAAGCCTTAGCTTCTTTTTTGAATCCGTTATCAATCAAAACATCTTCAACTACGTCTTGGATTTGTTCTACCGAAACGGTATCGCTGGCGGGCAATAATTGCAAAACAGAAGATAATAAAATATCAGAATATTTTTTTTCCCCTACGGCAGTAATTGCTTTTTTAATAGCTGATTCAATTTTAGACTTATCAAATTCTACTATTTTATTATCTCTTTTTTTTATTTGCATATTATTTTATAAAACTTAATATATGTTTCACTACTTCTGCGTTAAACGCATTGCCGCAACATTTATATCTTTGAGAGTTGCTAATTAATGATGTATTTTTCACCATCAAAAGATATAATTTCTCTTTCAATAAGTTTTCCGCCAATAACCTCAAGTTCGTTATGTAACTGCATATGTTTTGATCTTCTGCACAAATAAAGGTTTCCAATTCTATTATCAGTTTTATCAAGATTGATGTGATGCACAATTTCATTTCTTCCCAATTTTCTCCCCAAATGTTTTTCCATAATATCTCTATGTTCATGTCTGTCAATAGTTCCTCTTTTATATCCTCTACAATCCAAAGAGTTCCTTGTTTTTTCTCTAATTTTATCTGTGTAGAGTGGATCTTTGTGCCTATTCCAATTTTGATAATGTTTGTTACACATTTCTCTTGCGATTGCATTTCTATCACAATATCTACATTTTTTGATTTTTCGTTTTGATAAATCAAACGAGCCATGTCTTTTAAATCGTTTGTAATGGAGCAGGCAAGCTCCACAATTTGTTTGTTTTTTTCTCTGGCAATCTTTGACAATACATTTTTCCATACTTGTATTTTATCACAATTTTTATCTAAAATATATGGTTCTAAAACTTGCGTATAATTATCATCTAATGACATCAACCGCTCGCACTCGATGGGAGTTAGCTTTCTAACGACTTCATTAACTAAAACTTTATTTCCTTCACCTTTGTTTGTTGTTAGCGTCGGCGATTTACCATTACTATCATAAACACAACCATTCATACCATTTCCGCTCGGATTTGTATTACCAACCAAATATAATCCGGTTTTTGCTCCTCTTCCTCCTCCATTTGCATTTAAGTTTACACTCTTTCCTTCTATAGAATAAATACGTTCTCCTTGCCCTCCCTTACCTATTTCGCCGACCCTAATAGTATCCCAATTATGTTTATCTTTTAACCCACTCCCTTTCCCACTTGTTCTTAGGGTGTTTGATTTTAATTTCTCTTTGCCGTTGTTATCTAAAACTATCATATTGTGAGTTCCTTTATAGTCCGATGCTCTAAAACATTGTGCTTTTTTATCAAATGGATTTTTATGTAAAGTATAGTCAATCCTTTTTGTAAAATTCATTTTTGTTATGTATTTTTCATCAACTTCTTTTTCTAAAATATCTTTTAAAAATATATTTTTATCCTCTGGCTGTGTAATTTCAACTTTAACATATTTATTACCAACTCTCTTTCCAACCCAAAATATTCTTTTTCGATTTTGAGCAGAAACTAAAGAAGCATTTATCATTATGTGGTCAATGCCAAAAAGATTATCTATAAACTTTTTATTTTCTTTTGACATCGAATTTACATTTTCAAAAATAAAAAATTTAGGTTTCAATTCATCAACTAATCTTTTACATTCAAATACTAATTTTCCCCTATCATCATTTATGCCTTCTCTATTTCCAGAAATTGAATACGATTGGCAAGGAAATCCTCCAACTATCAAATCTATATCTACTATTCCCTGATATGAAGAAATAGTATCTTTTGTTATATTTTTAACATCTCCTAATTGAATAATATCAGGCCAGTTTTTTGTACTAACTTGAATTGCGTACTTGTCTATTTCTGAAGAAAAATATTTATCTACTTTAATATTTGCACGTTCTAACGCAACTCTGGCAACGCTAATTCCGTCAAAAAGTGATAGTATGTTCATTTTATATTAAACTTAATTGTTTTGTTGTTTCTGCTAATCTTTTTTCTGCGATTGTAATATATGCTGGCGAAAGTTCGATTCCTATATAATTTCGTCCTAATTTCTTTGCTACTACACCAGTCGTGCCCGAACCCATAAAAGGATCAAGAACTATCCCGCCAGAAAATCCTGCATCACAATTACATTCATTATATCCTATAAACTTTGATATTTTTTCTTTGTAAATATCACCAGTATCATTTCTATCGTTATTTCCGTTATGCCCGAATTTTCTCGGCCGTTGAATTTCTGAATCTACCCTTTCATATTTTTTTTCTAATATCTTTCCACATTTATTACAAATAAATTCAGGGCATCCTGCTTTTATCATTGGTTCTACTAATGCTTCTGGGAATGTTGCAAAATGAGCTTCTCTAAATGGTTTTGTGTTTATGTTCCAAACATCACGTTTATTACGGGTTTCATAATCATTAGTTTTTAATCCTGACATTTTTGTTCTTCCTGGTGTGTTGTTTAATCTGGTGGAATCTCTATCTCTATTTGTTTTATTTCTTGTAACGGTCGGCTCTTTTATTGCTACATTATCAAAATAATATTTTGGTGATTTAGTCAACAAAAAAACATATTCGTGAGATTTTGTACATCTATCAGTTACGCTTTCCGGCATTGGGTTGTTTTTTGCCCAAATAATATCTTGGCGTAAATAAAATCCTTCTTCAAGAAGGGATGGTGGTTCAATCATCCAACTTGGCAATTTAACATCTTTTCCATTATTTAATTCCGAAAGTGCATTTATTAACCAAGACCTTTTTTCTTGTTGTTCAATTAAATATCCTTTCTTTTTGCTTATTATCCCTTTTTGCATTTCTAAAAAATTATAACCAAGAATTGCTTGTTTTCGTTTTGCTACAAGATGTGGATAAATCTCACGAATAAAAAGTGATTTTTGTTCCATCTTTTCTACATCCCAACGATAACAAATGCGGCTGGAGTTTTCGTTCTTTTTTTCGTAAATGTGTTTTATTTCTTGCGGGAAAAGTCGCTCGCATTTATCTATAATGGGCATTGAAGTATTTGTGATACTGATATAGATATTAGTTTTAGTTCGCCCATTATTTTGATACTCCGAGCCACAAATGGAACCCTCTGCATCAACCATAGCCGCAAGCCAAACCCTATCTTTTTCATCCTTAATTTTTCCTGTGTAATATGGTTGTTGTAAAGCAAACGCAACTCGCCAAGGAATTCCAACCAAATCTTTTTCTTTTAGTCCTTCGATTATATTTCCTCTCCTTGGGCAAATATCCATTTCTGCTGCTTTTTGACTTGCTATTGAATTTGGAGTTACTCGTTGCCCTTTTCCTGGCCGATAATTATAATAACTATCCCCCAAATTCAACCAACAAGTCCCTTCTTTTTTAAGAACTCTTTTTATTTCTCTATAAATATTTACTATGTTATTAACATATTCTTCTGGTGTTTTTTCTAATCCAATTTGTCCACCAATTCCATAATCACGAAGTCCCCAATAGGGAGGCGACGATATACAACAATCTATCGAATCGTCAGGAAAAGTTTTTAAAACTTCTAAACTGTCTCCACAATAGATTTTATTTATTTCGTTTTGTTTAAATTCCATATTTCTGATAGATTATAAAATATTTTTAATCCTAACTTTTTTGCTAATTCAACTTCTTTATCCGCTCCGCTACTTTTTCCTTCTAATCTTAATAGTGCGTCGCACGAAGGAATAAATGCGTTATCTAATTTCAACCAGTCTTCATATGGCCGTGGAAAATAAATATGCTGAAAATGAGTAAGATGAGGAATATAAGGATAATGTCCTCTATCCATTAAAATATTTGCTACTTCCATAACTTTTCTAATGTTTTTTGCAACATCTCCATTTGTATATGGCGCGGCGATATATATTTTCATACATTTAATTTAGCTTCTTCGTAATATTCTTTTGACAACTCTATACCAATATATTTACGATTTAATTGCTTCGCTATTTTACAAACAGTGCCAATTCCACAAAACGGATCAATTATTAAATCCCCTTCGTTAGTTGTTGTTAAAATAATTCTTCTTACCAATTCCTCTGGTAGTGGGCAAGGATGCGAATGTTTTTTACTAACATTTTTAACTTGGTTTATTTCCCACCAATCATATAATCTGGCTCTTTTGCCTTCTTTGATTCTCTGAGCAATTCTTTTATCAGTTGGGTTTTTATAATCCTGCCCGACTTTTCGTAAATCTGGGTTACAATTCCACCAAGTAACCAATCTGTGCTGTTTCGCGGTATTTGAGTTATACACCCAAGAAACCACTTGTTCGCATCTTCCTAATTTTCCTCCTAACAAATTTATAATTTCTTCTGGATAATGAATAATTACAGATTTTCGGTCATTGAATATTTTGTATAACATATCAAAATATTCTTTTTCTTTTAGATTATCTTTATATTCTAAATAATGATATTTTTGATTATATGGCGGGTCAGAAATAATAAAAGCATTGTTAGGAAATTCTGAAATAAAATCTAAACAATTTCCATTTATTATAGTATTTTCTTCCATTTTCAGAGAAAATAAAAACACTCTCCTTAAATTTTGAGCGTTTTTATAATTAATTAGCTACGGTCGCACTTAAAACAAACTTCTCCTCCTTCTTTCCAAGTGTAAGCACCGTAAATCGGCTTGCCACATTTAGAACAAATAGGATATTCATAAATATCTATTCCTAATTCTTTACACAGAGTCTTAAAAACATCAACCTCACCATCCCAAAAATGTAAAAACATTGGTGTTAATTGCGGTCCCTTGTTTTTATAAGACATATCTATATAATTGGCAAATCCAAAATCATCTCCCTCAATCACACCAACTATATTATCCATTTTTCCAACGACTTCATCCATATATGGATTATATATGTCCTGTTTTAAAGGAACCTTGATTATAAGATATTTTTCATCTTTTGTAATTTCCATATTTTTATCTAAATATAATTTTAGTCCAAAACCAAATACCAGAAACAAAAATAAAACACCATAAAAAAATTCCTAAATAAGCCAATAAAAATAACAATAATTCTTTCATATTTTTTAATCCCAATACCATCTATCGGCTAACATTTTACGAATGTAACCAACTGGCGGGCTGTCTGTTAATTCTTCTAATTTATGACGATTATGAAACTGTTCTTCTTTTGTATATTTTCCTACTTTTTTTCTTATATTGACTTTCTTATGTTTATCTTTATAAGTCCGGCTCATGTTTTTAATATGTAAATATTATGTATATTAAATAGTAACACTATACACGTCATTTATAAGTATTTTCAAAAATAGTTTTGGCGGGCAATTCACATTCTGTTTGATATTCTTGTAAATACCTATTATATCGTAATGAAAACTCGCCACCTTTTAATTCACACATCTTTATCTCATCTGACAATATAACTTTTTTACAGTCTAACAAACCAATATAAAAACATAAAATACATACTAAAACATATAAAACATAACTAAATATCTTCTTTATTTTGTTCATATATTTCTATTTTATCTATTTTAGTTTTCCATTTATCACTAACAAAATCAAACTGGCACGACAAACATAATTTAGTACCTTCTTTTTCAACATTAAGTTCCTTACAACATTTTTCACAATAATATGTCATATATAAAAATTAAAATCTGTGCGGATAGTAGGAATCAAACACTACACTTATGCACCTTATGAGAGCGATGAGAATACCAATCCTCTATATCCGCTGATGGGCAATTTTGTTGTCTGGCTGGTAACCCTACCCCAGAACATTTTGTTCATCCTAATCGTCGTTGAACGACTGTCCTTAGTTACTTTTGAATAATTTTGTCAGAAAACGAGTCATTGCCTTCCCTGTTTTGTTTATTTCATCAAACGCCGTATAGCGTCGATCAAAATCCGTTTAGAGCGACCCTCTATATATCTATTATATCATTTATATTGAAGGTAGTAAAACAAAAAATAAAGCTATTTTTTATCTTTTTCAACCTTAATCCACTTCTTTACTTCTTTCAAAAAACTATCAAGTTGATTTTCCAAATCGTTGCCGAGCGAGCAAAATCTGTTGATATATCCATCGTGTTCAACCGACCAAACACTCACATTCGGATTATCATCATAACCATTATAATCAAAATGAATTTCCCATACTCCATCACAAGTTTTATGATGGTCGGAGCCAATCAATTCTAAATACTCCTGAAAATACTTATTTATCTTTTTAATTTTTGTTTTATATGTTTCCATATTTTTTATTTATATTATTCCAATAAAAGGTATCTTCTTCTTTTTCGCCGACTTTATGCAGAATATAATCTGCCTTTGAAAAGTTTCTAAGAGCTTGCCAGAAACGTTCTTTAGGATGTTCTAAACAATATCTAATAAATTCACTGAGAACATAATCTGATTCAATCTCTTGATATTTCATTTTTCCAGCTCCAATATCTAAATAAAAATCGTGGTCGGGATGAATATCAATAGTTAGAAAATTTGGTATTTTCATAAATTTATTATTGGAGGCAAGGACTCAACGGTTCTACTCACTGGCATCAGCCAGATATATAGGAGTGCAACTGCCTTGCATGGAAGGCTTAATGGATTTAGCGATGATTTACCTGCTTCCGTGCCATCTCTCGCAGATGGTGCGTTATTTTTCCGCCACTCCAATATTTTATATATAGCATACTTTAATAAATAATGCAATATGTTTTTACATACTTGTTTTATATTACTATGTTTTTGTTTTACTGAATTTTTTACAGCAAAAAAATTTTTACTGTTGTTCTATAAAATGCCACCCCCTATTTTATAAAACCAAATAAACAGGCAAGAAATATAATAAGACAATCAACAATTATAACGCAAAGAACACACTGAATCAATATATAAGCAATATTTTCAATTTTATTCATATATTATTTTATCTTCGACATAACAAACACAATTATTATACCATCTCTTTTTTGGACAAGTGTATTTATAAGCATATTTACGCTTGCCCGACTTTTCATCAAAAGGAGATTCTGGGCAATAACAATCAATGCCAGGCAGAACACAACTTGAATAACATCTCTTTATTTCTTCCGCGCCGACTAATTCTTGTTTTAATTGGGAACCACAGTTAGGACAATATTTCATATTTCTTTTTTAAATATAAATCTATAAAAATAAGCTTCATCTAATTCGTGAGGAGGTTCAAAAATAATCAATTCCCATCCTTGCTCCCCCAACTCATTTAATCTATCTTCTGAAAGATAATTTTGAGTAGTTATTATATAATAATTGAATTTTTTCATATATTCTTTTATTGACAGTTAAAATAATTGAAATTTTTTAGCGAAAAAAATTTTGACTGTTGTTCTATAAAACACCACCCCTTGTTTTAAGAAAGTAACCATTTTCCAATTTCAGTGCCGAGCAAAAACATATATATAACTAATGTCAATTTCACAGCGACCCTGCCGTATATAATCCATTTTTCTATAAAAGAATATTTTACTTGCCTTGTAAATATCCAATTTAATTTATATAAATCAAACATATAAGCAAAATCCCACCATAAATTCCAATACCAAGTTTTATTTCTCATAATTTTTTAAACTATTTTTTAAACTATTTTTTAATTTAATTACTTCTTCAGGATTGTTTTTTCGCCACTCTTCCCAACTCTTATCCGTTAATTTCCATTTAATCCAATCAGGATGTTCTGGTTTAGGTTTATACGGTGCTCTATGTCTTATACCTCGTTTGCAATATCGCCCGCTATCGCCATTTCTGAAAGAATGATAAAACATATGTTCTTCACAAAAATATAATCCACGCCCATTTTCTCCACCATAAGGCGCATTGCCTCCGCAAACATAACTTAACCCTCTATCAATTTTTTTATTACAACCAGGATAATCGCAAAAAGCAGGGACACCATAACCTATATCGCGTGACCAGTTGTTATCGTAACCAATAGACCAACCCATAATTTTAATTAATTAAAACAAAATAAACACCACTCAATAGCAAGCAAAAAATACACAAGCAATTCTAATTTCTTATTTTTAAATGCCTTCCCACTAACAATCAATCCAATACCTAATCCCGAAATAACAAACATAACAAGTAATATTGATAATTCCATAAATTTAATTTAGTTTAGTTTAATTTTCAAAAATTTCGGCTAGCGTTAAATTTTTTTAAAAAAATAAAAATTTAGCCCTTTATATACAAACACTACCCCCTTTTTTAATTTCTTATCAGAAATTTTAATTGTGAGAAAGACAGATAATGAATCTGCTTTCCCTTTGATTTTAATTACTTTGACTTTTCAAGTTCGGCGACCATATCATCAACGATTTCCTTCTTAAACTCAGTCGCATCTTTCATCAATCTCCAACTAAGATAAATCTTCATACCATCCTCAGTTAAAATATTATCTCCATTTGTAATGCCTACCTTACGAAAAGATTTTTGCGGTTCTGGTGTCATTGCTAACGTAAATTGTTCTTTGATGTTCATATTTTTATTTATTAATTCTAATTCTTCCTCTTTAAAACTAACAGAAATGTTTTCTAAACGATATGGATACAAATAATCAGGGGAAACCGATAATATTTTTCCAATTTTATTAATATATTCAGTGCTTCCCTTATCGTCCCAAACTATTTTAACTTCATCACCAACTTTAAGTTTCATATATTGTTTTATTTAATTTCCTCCGACCTTTATTTAATATATAGCATACGTTATATAATATTGCAAATATCTTTTCCTATCTTTTATGATAAATGTCCTATACTAATATGTTCTTATTTACAAAAAAATAGTTTCGGAGATTTTAAAATGTTCTATAAACGTATATTCCCTTTTAGATAATTTTGATTTCGGAGATTTTAGGGTGCTATAAGCCCAAAAAATGGTCGTGTTTTTTTTTCTTGCTGCTTTCGGGCACGATCTATTTCTTATCTTTTTTATCAATACTACAACACAAATAATAAAAAATGTAAACATCTTGACAAAAGATTATTATAGTATTATAAAAAGTATCATAGTATCACGGTTTTCAAAAAATGCGCCTATGCTTTTTTAAAATGCTCTATTGACTATATGAGCCGGATGTGTTCTTATACAACACAACATTATAATAATGTCAAGATGTGGATAACTTAGGGCTTTACCTATTGACACAATAAAATCAATTTGATAAAATAAAACCATAACACCGGACGGCAACACCGCCGGAAAATATGATTAAATCAATGGGGATATATCGGATCAATAAGCAAACCAAACGGCGGCAAGCTATAAGGTCGACAATGATAGCTATCGCCGGGGTTGTGCTATTCTATGCCATCATTGGCATAATCGGGCATTGTGATTTTGTAGATTTTTGCATTTTGCACAATATAAAATAAAAAACTGCCCGCGAAAAAATAAACGGGTAAATAAAAAGATGAACCACATAATAATCAAAGCGGTTGGATATTCGAAATCTTATAATACCAATTGGGCTTATCGGTATTATGATGTAACGATTATATCCAAGAATCTTGATCTGTTGAAGTTACAAGATATTTATGCCGATACATTTGGCAAAGTAGAAAATCATTTTGAAACCTTAAGAAAAATTGAAAATCTTGACGTTATAATTGATTATACTCTTGCCGATGTTGCGATGCCGCAAAGGAAAATGCTGAAGCTATCAAAAGGAAAAGACTTTGGAAACATTTTGAAAGTTTTGCAATCTTAACTTTTAAATACTGCCGTTGATTTTAAAAGATTGACGGTAACAAATTGATTGTTTTATTTGTCCGGCTATATGGCCGGATCATAAAGCAATTAATTTGCTTAACACCCGAGCAAGGGCGGGCTCTTTCACAATATGGAAACGCAAAAAGAAAAAATTGATTTTCTTAAAAATCATTTTCGATGTTATACCATGAACAAATGGAATTTATCTCACAGTTATGCCACGAATATCAAGCTTCATAATCTCAACATCCCGCAAGAGTTGCGCAATATTGCCTACGAAGCCATAGCGGGCGAGTCCATTTTTTGGAATTTTGAAGAGTTTCTTGAAAATTTCAAAATCGCGCATCCAGGCTATTCGATAGGTTTTAATGGGAGAAGCGGGGGGTATATGGTGCTTTATCAAGATAAAACAATGAAAGGAGTAGATCAAGGTGTTGACTGGGATAGTGATGATATTGAAGATGCGGATATTGACTATAGTTTCAAACTGGTACAAGATTTTGATCAAACAGTGGAATTATGCCGGTTAGCTTTCATTGAAGAGCTAAAACGGCGCGCAAACAAAAAACCAAACGACTACAAAAAATTGTTACATTGCTTCATTGATCTTGAGAAATCCTTCATTGACACGTACGACTCGGAGATAGATGATGATGACTTGAGAATTTTAATTTTGAGGAATCTCAACAGCATTAAAAAACTGGTAGAGAACAAAATAATTGATAAATAGTTTATCTTTTGTCAACAGCGGCAACGCCAACGCAAAACGACAAACACAATGTACCTTGCAATATTGTGTTTTTTGTTATTTTATGCCCTCAAAAACAAGCCTCCAGGATGCACCACAGCAAACAAAAAAATAAAAGTTGATATAATAATCGGCTATTTCAAAAAGACGCAAGGCGGGGCAATTGTGAGGGTTTGGAAGGCTATTGACAAAATAAAAAATAATGTTATATATACCACAAAATAAAATAAAAGTCAATACTTTACAAAACAAAAAAATGTTTTATAATCACAAACTACTTTTAAGATTTGTCAAGATTGAAAAGATAAAATACACATATACAAATTATAGATCAATTTTCAAATTATGGCGCGAATTTAAAAATCTGAAAATAAACAAATTATAACCAAATTTTCAAATTAAAATTGAAAATTAAAATAAAATTATGACAAAAACAAAATTATTAGAGTTGAATCTTATCCGTCCTAAAATTAAAGGACTATTCAAGGGAACTTATGAATATGTGGCAATCGATGGTATGTTTACGGTTGCGCCTAACGAAGCAGAAGCAATTAAACGCGCCAATGAAGCGTTTGATATTTACGCAAAATCACAAAACAAAAACAAATTATACCACAAAAAAATACAAATATTAAAAAACAAAAATAAATTATAGTCAATATGTGGAAAACTTCAATGTTTTGCCTCTTGACAACAAAACTGATAGGAATATAATTATAGTATAAGTTAGTATAAAATATAAAAATATGGAAAATATATACGAAATCGTAAAGTGTCGCCAATGCGGAAAAGAGGTTAAAAAGTTAAATTTATTTTCCGGCGGAATATGTGTTGATTGTTATGAAAAGAATTTTGATAAATTATCTAATACAGAAAAGAAGCCGGATTTTACAAAAACAATAAATATTTAATCTTTCAGAATTGCCGCCGAATCTTGAAATCAATCGGCGGTAAACTGAAGAATTAAATAATATAAACACAAAAAACCAAATTGAAATTTGGTGACAAACTTAAAACAACGATGTCCCTATTCATTCCTTTATTTTTAGTTTGAAATCTTATTTATCGCGGTGGCGGCTAGACCGTTACACGAATCAAAGATATTTTATAACTGAAAAAAACGAATAATAGAGTTAACCAGATCAATTATTGAATATAAATATAAATTAGCCGCTTACGGGCAATGGGACTTATTTGGATGCCCGCCGATATTGCTGAATCTCTTATATTTAAGCTCAAAATTGCGCTGGAAAGTGATATAAATAGCCTTAATTACCCTTAAAAAAGCGGTTTGTACTAATATATCCTTTTACATCTATTATTATAAAGAAAAAATCTAGGGTAGTAAAATATTAAGATTAAAAATGAGTGATTAATAGCTGAAAATTAAATTGTGTCGTGTGTGGGTGCTACAAAATGCCTTAATTTAGCCTTATTTTAGCCTTAATTTAGCCTATTTAATCCTAATTTTAATCAATTTTTATCCTAATTTTCAATCAAAATGAAATATCAATTTGAACAATTTATTACTCCTAACGCTCTGAATAAAGAAAAAACTGCTATATGGGAATCGGAAATTAAAGATCAAATTAATAATGGAATGACTTATAATGAGATTAGAAGATTGTTTGGGGATAACATTAGATATTATCTTACGAAAATGGGAATAGCCGCGCCTCGAAAAGGAAAATGGAAGATCGTAAAATAAAGCTAAATTAAACTAAAATAAGCTTAAAATTATCTCTCAAAAATAAAATAATTGGGGGAGGAAAAAATATGGTATCTAAAAGTATTGAGGAAGTTTTAGAGCTTCCGCTAATGGAAGAAGAAATAGCCGCCGAAGAATTTGAAATTGAAGAAAAATATCTGATAGAAGAAGAAATGTTGGATAATATGATTTTTTCAGAATGTTATTATGGCGGGGAAAATTAAAAAAATTAAGGTTAAAAACTGGAATAATGTTCTATAATTATATATGTATAATAGGATGTTGATAGGGTCATAACCCCTTGACAAGGAAATTGAATGTCCTATACTAATATATAGAGGGTATAAATTGCCCGCAGAAAGTAAAAATTAAACTAATAAATAACTTAATAAATATATGGAAAAAGTTTATAATGTTCAAGTTACGGATAAACAAATTGATGAATTATTAGATGTTTTGTATGTTGATTTAGATTTTAGCAAA